AGAAAGCCGGTGTAATAATCACAGAAATTACCTACAACGTACAAGGAAACCTGTTCGACACCGTTGACCGTGACAAAAGAGACCGGCTAATGAGCGCCATTGACTCCATCAACGGAAAACACGGTCACTCGGTAAAGTTAGCCATCCAAGGTCATGGATCCGGTTGGAAACTAAAACAGGAACAGCTATCTAAGCACTATACGACAGACTTGGGAGAAATTATTGAGATAAACTGCAAATAAATACTCCAATAAAAATAACTTAAAAAAAAAGCTCCGGCAACCTTTCGCAAGGGGCCGGAGCAATAATTCTTAATTGCTATAAAACACATTCGCTGCCCGCCGGCAGTGAGCATCTTTTCTATGCAAATGTATGAAATAACAAAAGGATGTACCTCACGGCACATCCTTTAATCTTAATTAGAAGCGAATAGGACAGCATTATAAATTAATGGATATTAATTCTTCACCTAATTTATGAAGTGCAGTTTCTATTTTAATAATTTGCTCCGGCCTCGGAGTACGTCCACCTGACGCATAGTGCCACAATTGTTTTTGATTAATACCGGTAATACGTTCAAGCCCAGCTTTGGTAAAAATACCGGTATAAAAATCAAGGAATGATTTTACATCCATCTTAAAGGTCAGAGAATATTCACCCTTCAGTTCTTCCGGGATTTCTTCTCCGTACTCTCGACAGTCTTCAAGCAATACTGTAATAGCATTAACAATATTTGCTTTGATTTCATCGATGCTGTGTCCAGTAGCAATAACGCCATCGACCTCAGCGAGATAAGCTGAATAATTATTTTCAGTTCTCTCAATGATAACAGTCAAAGCTTTCATAACTCAATAAGTATTAATTCTTTTATATTTTATAGTATGGTAAATATGATAATCTTATCATTCTTTGTATATACACCTACTAAGGAAGCAGGATGGGCTAATTCATCCTGCTGTCCTAATTGGGTGTCAAATCTTATCGAAATCAGATTCATCTAAACCTGCTTGTCGTAAGATACTCATCAATGTCCCAATGGCAACCTCATCATTATCTTTACCAGGAATTGGGATGGAGCGAGGAGCACCTTCCTTCCGGTATATAGCATGGTCACCTTTGGTCCTTGAATATTTCCACCCATTCGCTTCTAATAAAGCCTTCACGGCCCGCACTTTTTTAATTTTCATGAATTAAAAATTTTAGTTTTACGAATTAGCATTTCTGCCAAGTGGATGGCACAAAGATAACTATTTTTCTACCACCAACAAATAAATTGATAACTTTTTTTCTACTATTAAATCAAAAAAATCCCCGACTTGCCAGCCGGGGACAATATGCGTCTGTTATCTAAAGCTATTTGTTAGGCGCTGGGAACTTCTACAAAAGCCAGCGCCAAGAATGATACATAGAGAACCTCCTTCCTTATTACAGTTATTTCTTCCATTTGTAGATTATACGGCCGCCCACGATCAGAATTGTAATAATCACTATCCCGATGGCCCAGCCTCCCACATTAATACAGAGCGTTTCCCATTTTGTGAGTTTCTTCTCAACTACTTTCGTTTCAGAGGCCAAATCAATCTTACGACTCAGACTGTCTATTCTCTGATTTATTATGGAAAGAAGTTCCGTAGTCTGCTGGACAGTTTCGTCTCTTTGCTCGTCCACCTTTGTGGCGGTCGTAGTGCTTTCCATTGTCGTATGCTGCTTGCCGGTGGAATCCGGAACAGAAAGATAGACGGTCTTGTTCTCTATCTTCATGTTGCTCAGCTTTTCGCTGGTGGTCTGTGACTGGGTGTCTATCTTCTTCTCCAAGCCGGTAATGCTAGTACGAATCAACTCAATTAAATCCGCATAATCAGCGGAACTATCCGATTCAGTGTTTTTGGGAGTAGCACACGAACAGAGAATAAGCAGGCACATCAAGGGAGCCAGCACAATGCACCGGCTTACCTTGTCAATTATGTAATCATACGGCTTCATGGCTTCACGATTATTTCGGGAATGAACGGATATTCGCTTCTTACATCGAAGCACGGGCACATCTTCGTCCACTCGTTCGGTTCGACAATTCCGTCCCCGTCCAAATCGGGTGACGTATCATGATGGCCCAATACCTCTACGATTTCATACTTCGCACACAGTTTCTTAATCAGCTTGGCCAGTGCTTCCTTCTGTTCCGGTGTCCGGGTGTCGGCTGCCTTACCATGCTCATCCAGTCCACCCACATAGCAGATACCGATGGAATGTTTGTTGTAGCTTACACCGCTAAATCCCTTAGAATTGCAGTGCGCACCGTCTATCGTCAGACTTCGGCCGACTTCTACCGTGCCGTCCAGCCGGATAACATAATTATACCCTATCGTGCTAAATCCCCTTTGCAGGTGCATCTGTGTGATTTCCTTCTTACCGATGTTCTGTCCGGCCTTCGTAGCCGAGCAATGAATTACAATCGCATCAATCTTTTTCATTTCTTGTCCTCCTTTTTTGATTCAAACAATATCTCTGCCGCCATCTTGGCTATCTCATCCTTGTTTTCTATGATTATGTTCATTGTACGTTCGGCCTTCCGAAGTTCGGCCTTCTTCCAGCTCTTTTCCCGGACAGATTTGAACTCACACAGAATGCAGTATGCCGCCCACAACATGCTGAATACCGGGAACGGAATGATGACACTGGTTAGTACGTCGATGCACACAAGGACCAGGTACGGAGTGAAGTATTTCTGCCCCTTTGTGGCCGTTTTCTTGAGTGCCTGCGAAGTCCTGGCCTCCCCTCTCTGCTTGGCTTTCATGATACCGGTAATAAGATCTACAAACATGGCCGCAATAATCATAGCGGAAGATACGGCTATAAGGATGATGTGCATCATCAGATGATCCTGGATGAACTTGTACAATACGTCTTTCATATATTTGCAATTGTTATTTATTCTGTATCTAAACTTACCGAATTAGGGGGCAAAATACCCCAATTCCTTACCTCTTCTATATATCAAGTTCAAAAAGATAGAATATCCAGCTGTATTAAAATGAGCGGTATCGACTCTTAGTGACCTTGGAACAATACCATTTGCTATATCTTCTTCATCCTCTGCAGTAGGTTCAATTCCAGCTTCTTGTAACCCATGCAAAATCATATACTCTCTGCTTGAGACAAACATCATACCGAACTCTTTCTTGAACTCCACTTCTTCAGCAATAATCTTATCAGCTGCTTCTTTATCAGTAGCAGCATGTCTGCCTACTATTAGGCACATGCCATTATAAGCAAACTCCTTAGCTCTTTTAACCATTTCAACATATTCTTCAGTGGAGGAATAACCTTGATTGTATCCAAGTAGCAATATTTGAATACAGTTTCTCATAGTTCTCGAACCATAAGAAAATATAATTTCATCTGGAAGAGTAGTTCTTTCTTCTCCTGCTACTGACCTTGTAAATGTGTAATATCCGTTAGGATCATCGTATCTACTGCCATTCCATTTAATAGTTCCTTCGATGCCATCTATGATTACAGGATTGATAAGACCATCACCTTGCAACAGTGGAGTGACTTTATGTCCTCTTACTTCAAAAATACTTCCTCCACCCCAAGCAGCAACAGTACCAAGTTGTATTGGAGTTGCATCGGCAGGAATTGTTATAGACTGCTTGAGTCTCATTGGATCTGAACCAATTCTTCCAAGAATAGTCCATAGATTTTCTCCTCCAACACCTCCATTATAGGTTTTCATTCCTGTAAGTTCGGAAAGTTTGTTGACCCATCCTCCACCTGCTGTTGAAGATGAACCCCAACATACAATTCCAGGCACAGGTGGAATATTCAATTTTTTTATTATATCATCTAATATATTGTTTATTCCTTTGATTTTATCAGCAGTAAGAACTCCTGATGAAAAATTAGAAAAAGATAAAATTTGTCCTTTTTTTACATAAGTAATTATGCTATCTACAAGACTTGTAAAATCATCATCAGTAATATTATTTATAGCCCAAGCCTTAAAGTCATAAATATGGAATTTAAAGACTTTATCTTCACTTCCAAAGAAGTACATTCTATTAGGATATATAATATCACCATTATAGGATTTTGCCGAAACAATAATAATTCTAACATACTTCTCTCCAACTTGGTAAACTTCGTCTAAATAAGTAGTAACATAGTTAGTATCTTTACCAGTAAGCCTGAAAATAGGTTGGTCTTCAGGGTTGTAGTTACTATCTAATACAGCTACACCTATATAATAAGAATATTCTTCTGGTAAAGAAATTTCCATATAGGTATTACCATATCCTCTTACATTTTCAATTACTGCATCTAAAGAGTATTCTCCGTTTATTAAATTATAATTACCAATTTTAGTTACTCCATTTATTACAGCTGGATAAGTAATTTCCTCATATTTATCTCCATTGAATGCTGTATAGGATTTTACAGCTTTATCAGCAATAAAAGTTTCTAAATTTAAAGTTGGTACATTTAACTTAATAGTATTAATATTATTACAAATGTATTCAAATATCTCTTCAAAATTATTGTTACCAGAGCTGAATCCCATTATAGCTTCGCAATCAAGATTTACCTCTGTATCCTCTTTTACTCTAAAATAAACAGTGTCTGGGTTATATGTATTTCCATTATATTCTCTTGTAGATACTACAGTAATTAGCACAACTTTTCCATTGACTATTCTTGTATTAGAATATAATGTTTTTGAATAGTTTATATTAAAACTATATGTACATCTTAAAAACACATTAGAATATAGTTCTGTGCTATTTAATATAGCTACGGAAAAAAAGTATGTATTAGACTCAAAAGTACCTTTTAATGATAAATAATTACCTGCTGTACTTGTTTCTACAGATCCTTTGTACTCACCATCTTTAAGACTTAAACCATTTAAAGTTTGTACTGACATTTGTGTTCCTGCAGTAATAGTTTGAAATTTAGTCCCGTTAAATGCTGTATCGGCTGATTTTGCAAATTGTGATGTTTTTGCTGTTATTCCAATACTATCATTCAGACACTTATCAAATTCCCAACTATCATAAGTTTTTATAGAAGATATATGTATTGTATCAGGTTCTCCCCAAAACATTACTCGAAACACAGTATCTTCTAAACTACTAGGATTTTGTATTCTTACGCCTAATGTCAATGAGCCATCATTTTTAACTTTTGTAATCGTACTTACAATATTAAGCCCGCTTGGAGTATTTACATCACCATTATACTTTCTTGCTCCATAAGTAATGTGATTAGGGGCAGAATCATCCCATGTGGTATATTTTGTACTTTTTATATTTATTACATAATATACATCTGAATCATCCTTTTCAACCAAAAAATTAAGACCTGCATATTGTCTTATTAAGGTTATATCAAAAATACCATTTCTAAAAGTAGCTTCTGATTTGTCAGCTACATTCTTTTCGATTTTTATCCTCTTAGATGAAAAATATGGATTTAAAGCACTGTCCAACGCACCATTAAACGCATTATCAAATGCACCATTAAATGGAGTATCCTTATATACTAATTCACCGTTATATTCATAGACATTAATATTCCCATTTACAAAATGTTGTGAGTCATTACTTAGACTTCTTCTGATTGTACAAACATAATAATATCCATCATTAAGTTTTCCATTCAATTCATCATAGCTTGTAACGATAACCATATCGTCATCTTTAACAAGTAAATGATACCAATAACTTGTTGTATTTGGAAGAGAAATAGTCTTATTCCACCACGCATGTGACTCGGTTGTTACCGTTTGCGCATATTTCCCATCAATGGAATACATTTTCAACCCTTTTCCAACAGTTACAGACCCTTCTTCCATATCTATTATAAAACAAGGATTTGTCTCTCCATAACACATTATTGATTTATCAAGTACTGAACGCGAGGACAATTCGGTCAGTTTCTCATCCTGCGCTACCAGTTCCTGGGTAACGGCCGCCTGTGTCATGGCAGTAGTTGTAGACTCTCCGCGGCCGGATGCCAAGTCAGAAATAGCAAGTTTCTTACCAACCGTTTCAGTAAGTTCTTTGTTGAATAACTCTTTCAACATTGCCAACGATATTCTTCTTCCACCAGTCAATTCAACGCAGTCATCACTTGAAAATGAAGCGACTTCCACCAACTGTTCGATTGTCAAAGAATTAACTTTGAGTGAATCTAACACTTCATTAATTATCTGCTGTTTTTCCGATTCTGTCATAATATTACTCTTGGTTTATTTTCATCTGTAAATCTCCACTCACTGTTTACTCGTCTCATTGACAACCTATTCATATCTTCAATTGTCGGGTCAAGATACCTGACTTTCTGTAACGACTGTTTTATAAAAAACGAATTGATTCCTTCCATAACAGCGTTAATCTCCGGAGTGCTGCTATCCTTCCTAACATATCTTACTCCATCGATATACACATAAGTACATGAAAGCAAATTGTTCAAAAGAGAAGCAAACCATACAGGACATCCTCTTGCATCACCTACTGTCAATGTGTATTGTGTTGATGCAGACGAATAGATATCCAAAACATCGTTCTCAGATGTAACATATTGTTCATTTTCAACAGTAAAACTCCAGTCGGAATCTTTGAATCCTCCAGGAACCCTGAAATCGAAGAAATACTGCATCCCGGATATCCAGAACAAGGCATCCCTACTCTGTCTGTTGTCCTTCATCGAATACTGTATCAAGACCGTACCGGCAACATCATCAGAAACATGGAAAGGTTCAGATTCCATCCCGGCCACATACAGCCGATAATATCCTACATCCATTCCACACAACCTAAAGAAATATAACCTGTCAGAATCATTCAACTCCCATAGAGATGGATCTACCGTTGTTCCGGAACCTGTCAAGACATTATATACTGTAAGCATAGGAGCAGAGTCATATCTGTCTGCAAATATCTGAAGGTGTATCTCATCAGTCCTTGAAAACTGCTGTATATACTTCGATTTCACACCAACATCAGTAGACGGTTTGAAAAATAACGGACATAACTGGCTTATCCTGTACATAATCTCATTTCTTCTCTATCAAAACGTATTCATAAGTATCTGTATCCATAACTCTTATTTCCAGACTGGAAAGGCTTCCTACATAGGTAATACCGTTTGATTCAAAAGAAACGTCACATCGGTTCCAGTCATCAGGTACAAGCATGTCGGAAGTCTCAAAGCTGATATTTCCAAATCCGAATATACCTCCAGACAAAGGAATATCATCCGTCACATGGTTACCGTCTATGACAATATCGGAACTACCCTCTGTTGATGCAAATGTCAACATGTCTGCAAACGATGCAAGGTATCCCATGTTTGACATAATCATATAGTATGGAGAAAATCTGGCATTGAACACTGTATCCGAATAGGAACCGTCAACAGTCAAGTCACGCACAAGTAGATATCTACCGGTATCATAACGGCAGTTCAAACAGAACACCTGTTTGTCACTGTCTGTAGCACTTTTCTCATCTCCCCTCTTTTCACAGAGTTCCTCAAAACCGTAGCTGTCAGCGCGGTAAGGTGAAATCAGAGACAGTTCCTTGTCACTCAATGTAGTTCCTGTCGTATAGGTTATACTGAAATTGAACTCGTCGTTTCCGTTGTTACCAAGGTCATAATCCTGCCTCTCATAACCGATAGTTACACTTGAATAGATTCTTTCTGACGCAACCGAATACTTAAATCCTGATACATCATCAAACTTCTTACGTGATTTCTCAGAAAACAGCATATCCCTGTGCATGAAGCATACATGGTCCACCATATCGGACATATCCACATCTTCTTCACCTTCCTTGACAGTACACCTGACGAATCCGTAATGGCCGTGCATCACATACGTGTATGAACTGTGAACGAATATGATGTCACTCCTTGCAGAACCTCCTGAATTATACATATTCGAACCTGGAAACACAGTGAAATAATCAAGTCCAACCTTACCTACAAACATATTCATCGAATGACAGAAGTAGATCCAAGGCTCAGACTCACCAGAATAAGTACCAGAATCAACCACATCATGTACGAATCCGGCAAATCCTCTTTTTGTACTGCCATAACTTCCTGACATGACCTCCACTTCCATTTCGTACAAGGTTGAAAAATAGACCTTATTACCTGATCCGTCCACACCATTCTCAACGACCGATGCCATATAAATTACAGAAGAACATATATCCCTGAACACCCTGTCAGTATATACAAGACCACTACGTTCACTATCCTGATAATTCTCTGAATTTGGAAACGTATATCCCCATACATATGGCTTACCCACTATTCCGGCAAACCTTGCCGACAGGAAACATCCTGAAAGAGTAGAAAACGAAGGATATATGGTCTCTTCTTCAGAGGAATCACCTACGACATGGTCAGTGAATCCGTCGAACTGATAGACAGGCAACAGTTCTTCAGAATATGACATTGATGCACCTTCCTCCAGCTTTCGTTTCTGTATTGAATACACATATCCGAATTCAGCCTCCATCCATTCACAGAACTTCGAAAAAGAGGTATAGATTTTCGCCTCCGGAAAGTCTCTAATGCTCTCAGCAGCAACAAGCATACAATCACATAGCCTATCATTCCTTACAGACAGGTATTCACCAGTTTCAGCATCATAGTCATATACTGTATCATCAATATAGTACGGAATCCCTTCCTTGTTTCCGCTCATTGAATACAATAGCCTCTTCAACAGAGATTCAGGTTTGACGACATCAATCTCAAATTCCTCACCACGTCCATTCCATGAAACGGATCCGTCGACAGGATATATCCTGAAATTGTGCTCGGTTTCCGAAGTAAGCCTATCATGGATGAATACAGCAAACTGTAACTTCTCACCGACATACACCCTTCCTTTCCATATTATTTGTCCGGTGTTGTCATCAAGCGTAAGTAGATTTGAATACCCGCATGTCAGAGGTTCCAATGTACCGTCTGTCCTGATACGGAACAGCACATAACCAAGTTCTCCTGACAGGATCTTGAACGAACTGAAATCCACTTCGATGTCATTTTCATTTATACACTCCATAAACCACGAAGTAGTGCATGAATTTGACGGGAACCCCCATCCACAGTCATCACCTGAACTTAACATATCCTCATTCTGGTCCACAGCGATGAACGAAGAGTTCATGTACTCGTTGTTCACTATGTATGAAACCTTCGGAATCCACCACCATACATTGCCTTCAATCTTCCTGGTCATATAAACCTCTCCCTCTACAGTATCACCTATCATTTGGAATGAAACATCATTCCGGATAGTTATTCCGTCATATAGAAGGCCACATGGTTCCTTGACTTCACTTACCTTATATTCGTATTGCGTAGACATGTTAGCTTTAATCAAGGCAGCGATTGTATTGTCTATACATCCTATCCTAGCCTCATGATTATCATATTTCAACGTTGAGAAATCAAGTGGACAATCATATAACCTTTCATAAGTCCAGTCATTCCTTATGCATTCCACAGCAAACGAACCGATTGACTTCAGTCCTTCAACACGGAAATATTCTACAATACGGTCACGTGCTTCACCTATAAAAGAAATCTCACTTGTACATTTCCGAATTACCCCTCCGAAGTCTATACGACTGTAGCTGACCTTGATTTCATCCAGGTTAGCTATCATTGAAGAAACATCAAAGCAGTCCGGTGAAGTGATGTCAACCTCGTTTGAACCTATATTTAGAAAGAATCTGCAGAGCATGTCTATTGTTTCCACGAAAATAATAAAAAAGCCAACCGGTCTCCCGATTGGCATGAATTTCTGATACACAATGCGCTGCAATATACTGTATTATAGAACAATACATAATTCCATGATTATTTCAGCATATCGGTATTACAGATAATTACATCACCGCATATATAGTCTCCATGGTATATCGCACCATTGTCCAATGCAATCAGTGTAGCCTGTATGTTCAATGTACACATGAACTTACCCTCTTCGTTTATAATCATTATCTTTCCGTCACGCAAATCCACTACCTCTATGTGACCACTCACAGCATTCTGACATTCTTCCAGAGAGAAATCAGTACCGTTTGCAGGAGAAATCACTTTCCTTTCTCCTGCAGTCGTAAGAACATATGCATCCATATCAATACACCATCAGAAGATTCTCAACCTTGAAACATCTCATTTCCCCCTTTTCGGCATCAAAATAGGAGAATGTCTTGTATGACGGTTTCGTCGACCTCTTCCCGTTCACCGTAACTCCTGAAGGAAGGTTCATCAAAGTCCCCTCCGCATGACGTACAGAACCGTCAACCTTCTTGTACGCGAACCGCACTATTCTGTTGCTCATATCCTTTGCAAGCCGGTAAATCTGCCATGCCTTCATAAGGCATATCGAGAAACTTTCACCTGTTGACTTATAAATCTGGTGTGCATACTTCATCACTTTTTGTCGGAAATTCTTTTTCATAAAAATGGTTTTATCTGTTTGACTTATTGTTTATTATGGTATTACAAAGATATAAATTATTATTTATTTAACATCTTTTTACATCTTTAAATATCATCACAAAAACCATATTTAACGATTGATTTCCAACTCTTTACGAATCTTTTCACGACCGAATGATATACGGCTTCTTACGGTACCTACGGGGATTCCAATGGCTTTCGAAATCTCTTCATATGAATAACCATCCGAATACATCATGACACAGTCTACAGACCTGGATGATTGCCTGCACTTCGACACGGCGCGATGTATCTCGTCAAGCAATACCCCGGTTGACGCTTCATAGCTTGATACGAACATACATGCAGATTCGGTAGGTACGAACCTGACGGCCATTCCACGGTTGTAACTTGTGATGAACGTATTTAGGACAACGACACTGCACCATGGCCTGAAAGGTCTGTTACCGTCGAACAGCTCACGGCTGGAAAGCATCTTGAGTATAGCTTCACCTGCCAGATCCTCAGCATCCATACGGTTATGGACATATCTGTATGCCTGCCCGAGTATCCAATCGTACTGGGATACGACCATACTATCCAGCGTCTCCATCACACCTGACCAGCTTCATTCCTGATTGGGGCAGATGATTGTCCCGTTGCCTCTCTACTGCGGTCCTGAGTGACCTTATCAGAAAATCCGGGTCGCCTGAAAGTTGCTCAAGCATTGTGATGATGACATCACATTTCATTTCGACCGAACGTAGACGGTCGGATATACACAATTCGTTTCCCATAGCTAGATTGTTTTGTTTTATCTAGCTTACTAATATGCAGAACGAAAGTTCGGGTTACCTATGATTTTTCCTGGCCTGTATCTCCATGTCAGCATGTCTGACCATGTTGGCGAATACCCCTGCCGATACGACATACGGATCCACACACATCCGGTAATACGAGTTGATGAAAGCAATCTCAGAATCGAAAGATTCCCTTATCTGAACCGGATCAGACTTTCCGGTGTCAGTGCTCCTGCAATCATATATCCGCTTTATCCTGAATTGTGACTCAGAATAGATTCTGTCAAGTTTGGACGGTATGTCACCGTCTGCAGGAATCCGTTCGGACATCTCTTCAAGGAATTGACGCACGGACACATCATCACCTATACTGTGAAGAACCTTCAGAATCCGCACAAGCATCATACGCGACTTCATCTTTACCACCTCCTCATTATCATAAAGTTCAGAACGGACAGAAGACGGTGACACGATACATCTGTAACTGTATATAACATCAGCAGCGTCCGATTTAAGTTCCTGTTCACCAATCTGTTCACCATCTTCAACAAGAACAGAAAAGTTCCCTGCGGCAACCTCGATGAAATCATGCAGTGAAATTGATCCCAACTCCTTCTTCATAATCTGTTTTTCTTGAAAATTTCATATTGAATATCATAAGACGTCTTTCTCTGTACACGGATTACCTTAGTCAACAGTTCATTGGTCCTGTCAACCTTCCTTTCCAGATTACGGTTTCCGGTAATGATGATATTGTTTCCGCTATCATCAGGTCCTTTCCCGGAATGTATCATCTCGAAAAGAAACCTATCCATATCCGGGAACACTTCAGAACCTTCAGGAAGGTCAATGAGAGTCGGCGTATCAGGAGTAATCCAGGCATGACCGTCTAACAGAACAACTTCGCTGATTCCACCGTCTCCTACGACTGCCAGCCCTCCGGGATGAGGCCTCTTAGTTCCTTCCCTGTATGCAGGTATAGGTGTAGCGGCTATTGTAGCTACCTGAACAGCACCCATGGCACCAACAAGCGCCGCAAGCACAAAGTTGGGAAGAGCCTTAGCTATTGCCAACGCCGTTGCAATACCTGCCTGTGCGATCTGTACAGATTTATCCCAGACAGCCTGGTCGTACTGTAGTCTTGCCTTCCTCTTTTCCAGTTCCTCTTCCTTTTCCTCAGTCTTTTCCTTAGCTGCCCGTTTCCTGGCTTCTGCCCCTTCTTCCGTAATGACTCCGTTCTCCGCCAGAAGTTCAATACGTTCGACTTCCTTGTCATAACTGTCCTGATTTACTTCCTGTTCATCTTCAATCTTCTGTATTTTTCCATCATACATCGCACTGACAAGACCACCTATCTGCCCTATGGCATCAGAGGAAATCTGCAGCCACTGCTGTGCGTTCTGTATACGCTTCCTCTTCGATTCCTCATCGGCCTTTTCAATGCGCTCTATTGCCGCAATCTCCGCATCCGCTTCCCTATCCGCAAGTTCTTCGCGTACCTTCTGCAGCTCTTCAGACAGCTTCTTCCTCTCGTCAACTGACAGGTTCTCAACCTCAAGCTGACGTTCCAGCGCATCGATGGAAGCCTTAACCGATTCTATACCGAAATTCTCTGTCAGAATCCCTGAACGTGAATCGAACTCCTCCTGCGTAATCTTCTTCTCCGCAAGCGCCTTCTTCAGTTCCCTCAGTTCACTGTTGTACTGGGCATTCCGTATTACCTGTTCAGTTGCGGCACCCTCCGCTATACTGTCAGCCATCGATGAAGCATACTCCTCATAGATTTTCTGACGCATCTTGAGGTATTTTGTATCCACTGCTGCTATATCTGCGCCTTTCACTTCAGCTGATTTCCTTTCTTCCGAATGTTCACGTTCCAGGATTTCCAGCCTGATGTCCATCTCTTCCCTGCTTCCCTTCTCTGCCGCAGCAAGCCTGTTCTTCAGGTCGGTATCATGACGCTCTTTCTCGTATGATTCCGTATAGTCTGCAATCTCCTTCTCCATCTGTGCAGCAAGTGCGTTCCTGAGTTCAATCTCTTTTGCAGAGTTACCCTCGATTGCCGAAATTCTACGCTCGAACCCGGAACGTATGGTTTCCACTTCCTTTTCATAACCGGCTTCCATGACAGCTATACGTGCATCCTCGATTGACTGAGCAAGTTCAGTCTGTTTCTTCTTCTCCTCGTCAGTAACAACAGAAGATACCTTTTTATTAGTTGGATATTGATAACTTTGAATCAGTCCCAGCAGTTTATTATTATATGAATATGAACGTTCACCTACCAATACATCTTGCCAAGTCCTGTTTATATCATCATTTATTTTATCACGCGATCTATCAAGGCCTAAACTTTGACGCCACATACTGGCCAGCTCAAGTTCAGTATTATACTTTTTGTTAAGTTTTACAGATTCTTCAAGCTGTTCTTTCTCATTATCAATGACTCTCTTTATAACTTCTATCCTTTCTTCTTTTGCCTTTCTGAAAGCTTCCTCATCAGACATTCCCTGCTCAACATACTTCTTCCTAGCTGCATTAATCTGCTCATACTGTCCATTTATATCCTGAAGCGCATACTTCTCACCTTGTGAACGTGCTTCTGACTGCTGCCTGTTGGATAAAGATTCGACACTCTCAAATGTTCTACGTACATATGATACTATATCAGCAGTCATAGATGCGATAGAACTCTTTATTCTTGCTACCATATTTTCATAGAATCCTCCTGTAGAATCAAAGAGCAATGCCAATTCACGGGACAATTCTTTCTGTGATTCAATCATCGCCTCCTGCGCCTCTCCAAGTTTTCCGGATTCAGACTTCACTTCCGACAGATTGGTCTTTATATCCTTCAATGTCCTGATATACTGGAGCCCTGCATCCTCACCGGGACCTCCGAAAATGTCAGCCAGCGCTGTACCAACCGCTGCCGAGCTGTCAGGAAGTTCGTCAAGGCGCTGTGATACCATCTGAATGATGTCGAACGTCGTCTTCTGACCTGCCTTCAGCTGTTCCTGGACTTCATCGGCCGATATGCCGATACCTTCAAGCGCATCCTTCGTAGCGTCCGTCATCTCACGGATCCGAAGATTACCTTCCTTGATGACATCGACACCCTTATCCGAATAGATTCCCTGCTTTGCGGCCTGCGCAGTGATGGCGATGAACGCTTCAGCGCTTATTCCTGCCTCCTTGAAATATGCAGGGTACTCACGGAGCGTGTCCAGAAACTCACCGTTGGCATCAGCTCCGGCAATGAAACCGTCCTTCACCAGCCCTAGCGCTTCATCGTAATCTATACCGAACTGCTTGGCAAGAGAATTGACACCTATCATCATCTCACGGAAGTCCTTCTCATAATAGTCGGCCAATGCCTGCACCTCAGACCTGTACCGTTTAAGGTCATCTCCGGACTTCTGCGTGAACTGCTGTGTCAATCTGGTGGCCTTTACCAGACCGCTGTTGTAGTTGACCCACCATCCGATACCTGCACCGGCTCCGGCGGCTGCACCAAGACCTAGAATCCACCTGTTCTTGACAAGAGAAGTAATCCACCCTCCACCATCAGAAGAGAACAGGTCCTTCAACTGTCCAAGCCTTTCCAGCGATTCACCGAACTGTCCCGATACGATTCCTAGGCTGCTCATGCTGTCGTTCATCCTGTTGAGTTCCATCCAGGCATTCTTGATTTCCTCACGGTAACCTCCGACAGTCATCTTCTGCTGTGTATACCTGTCGGAATTCCTCTTCACATAATCCGTATTGACACCGATGGTCGCGTTCAGCTTACCGATAGTCCTGTAATAGTCCTCGTCCGTATCCTTAAGCAACTTCACAGCTTCCCTGAGCCTCTTGTTTGCACTGTTTGCTTCGTCTATCGAATGTATCTCCTTATCCGACAGTTCAACGGCCTCACGGATGATACGCAGCCTCTCTTCTTCGGTAAGGTTCGATGACTTACCGGATGCTTTCGATTTTGTACGTTCCCGGCTAAGTGCTGCTTCCGCTTTCGCGGCCTTCTCCACTGCAGCAGTAGTGCTTGCGGTTGCAGAGGCAAGTTCCTTAGCCTCATTCGCGCTTATCTTATCGGATGAGGCCTTCTCCTGTATCTTGCGTGACAGCTCATCGACCACCTTTGCCTGACGCTCAAGCGCCAGCTTCAACGTATCGGAGGCTGATACGGCCTTCTGAGACTGCGATTCATATACTGATTTCAATCTGTCAAGGTCACCTTTGACCTCAACTTCAATCTTCAGCCCCTTAACAAGTTCGGCAGCAGCTGACTTGTAGTCCGCATGTACCTTCGTAATAGTATTGTCCAAAGCAATGAGTTCGTTGAGGCTCTGCTCGTCAACGAAATCCTTAAGTTTAAGATCTGACATTACGGATAGAATTTATATTCGACAATCTTACCTTCAATCTCAGTGCCTTCCTTATCGAAGGCATACGTACCGTCCGGCCGTATGTACACCACATAGTTGCACCTGTCGAGCATGGCAGCCTTCTTGGCCAACGATGCGATACGTTCATACTCCACGGACAATTTCCTGTTCTCGCATCCGCAGCTCATATCAATCCATATTTTCGGAAAAAATCCTCAAGCCACGGTCTGAGTATATTCTCATTAATGTACAACCTAGCATTGTAACCGGGGAGCAGTATATCATCACCGTACTTGCGTATAATATCCGCACCGTCCACGAACCCGGACGATACAACGTCAACGGACTCTCCGTTAACTGTAGCCCTGATGGAACCGTAGAATGAACCTGTAATTATCAGGTTAGGAACGGACACCGGTCTTGGTGGAAGATGCATCAGATAGGAATCCATAGGAGGAGTTATCTTCTCCTTCCATCTCTTGTATGCGTCTGGCCTTCCTTTCCATGGGCCGTCCTCATTGAAGTAAGGGTCATCATCATAGTTTGGTGACAGGTAGTTACCTTTACCGTCAAGACCTGAATACAGCTGTTCACGTATAAGATCTGAAATCTTTCCGGCATTTGCCGAAAGAACACCCATACATTCCCGTAAAAATCCTTCAGCTGCTCCATGGACAGCAATCGACAATCTCTCGAAATCGGCCATATATGAAAATTTAAGGCCGGACATTCCTGCCCGGCCGGTTATTCAATCAACATCTGTCTCTTCGGGCTTCTGGCATATCCTATCGTATATGTCAGACAGTTTCTTCCTCCTGTCATCCTTTGACAAGTCCTGGTAATACAGCCCCATGCACAGTTTCAGGAATTCCGTCTTCGTCATGTCCCTAATCCTGGCTTCTACGAATGTAACGCCGTCCACTATCATGATGACTTGATTACTCCAACGCATTCAATCCACTTCACATCATTCTCGAACAGGACGGAAGGAGCGGCCATGCCTGTAACGCTTGTTGCTGAAATCATACCGTTCTCATACGTGGCCGTAGACGCTCCGGTAAGAAGTTCCGTAGCGTTCGTCGATAGAATCTGTCCGAATTCAGGAGTACGGTCATATCCACCTACAGCCTCAATCACCTTGAACTTACCGGTAGACTGTTCGACCAGATTCACTTCTGTCAGACCCTTGATATATCTAGCAAGGTTCACACCGGCATCTACATAATCAAGATGAAGGAGATTGTCCTCTGCATCCTTATGACAGAAACTTACCGTCAATGATGCCTTGGCCGATGAGGTCGGATGAGGCGTAGCTGTAGGATATACCGTAGACATCGGAATACCTGCAAGTACATCCGTACCGTCATTGTAACCGTAGATGACATTCTTGTCGAAATAATAGGCATCCCACTCCTTGTTGGCAGTACGAATCAGGGATGCATTCAGCATCTCGTCGAAAACGTTCAGAGTGAACGTATCTGTACGAGCATTCATACCGTTATACATGTTCGCACCGTAACCTTCCGCACTAACCTGCGGTTCACCACCGTTCTTGGAATATTCCGTAAACGTTACGATAGGATATATGCGGTCCGGCCTGTCCGCATGACAGGCTTCCATAAGCGTGTCCACCGTAATGTCGGCAGGCAGCTTCTTACCGGGTTCCACAAGGATTGCTCCAAGAATCTTATCCCAGTTGATACGGCATGCCGAACCTCCCGTGTTCAGCTGTGCCGACGTGCAGTTCCTGATTTTTCTCATGGTCTACAATAATCGTTTTTAATTTTCAGTTCCATCGAGCGTATTACTATGGCATCTATAGGCTCGCTCACTTCCTGTCCGTCCTCCGTAAAGGCTCCGTACCTGCCATAGCTATAGTTCTCCGAATATCTGTGAGGGATTCTACCGTCATATTCGATGTCGAAATATCCGCTGTCTTGCAATGCTTCAAGAATCCTTCTGTAAATCGGTCTGAGCACTCTGATGAAGGAATATTCAAGACGTTCCTCATTACTCCATTCCTTCGTCGTTGAACAGGCAATCACAATGTTCAACGACACCTTAGAGGAGTAACCGCTGCTGACTCCACGGTCCTCCTGTACAGGAGTGAACAAGGCAACCAGAGGAAATTTCGTGTCCGATGATGGGACAGACTTGCTGTATAGGTCAAGCTGTTCCTTCACATATCTTGAATTTCCGAATATGTATGAGAGATGAGGCTGGTGCTCCTCTTTGAATACAGCTTCCTCAATATCGAACAGTTCTATCAACAGACCTTCCCTGGATTCCTCCACAATATCTCCGATAATCTCAACAATCCCTTTCATAGGTCAAAAGCGTTTATCTTCTCAAGCATGTTCCTGTCCACCGACACATCCACAGGACATTCCCCTTTCATGCACAGGTCCACGAACCTGCGGTTACCTTCGACCATGCGGTTCCATGTCTTTACCTGCAGAGACAACGGAGACAGATATTCGTTCGCACATTTCAGGCGTACAGCACCTGTTGCTGTAACCTGGTCATTCGCATATCTGAGGATATGGAAGAAAACATAATCCGCAAACTGTTCACGGAGCATATCACATATAATCCCGTACCTGGAGTCCTTATCCGACACATCGTCTGCAATCTGAAGATAGTCCTCTATATGCACAGCTTCATCCTCTCCTACCATCTTACGGAGGAATCCCGGCTGAAGGTCGGCCACATATTTTTCTATGGTCGAGTTGACCGCCTGAGAGTCCGGCTTAGGATTCTTCGACATGGATGCATTCTGAATGCTCCTTGGTCCGGAAGTGAAATATGATATGTCTATCAACATAACGCATTATTTTTTCTTTGTCCTTTTCTTCTCCTCCTGCTCCATGGAATCTTCATCCTGAACATCGTCGGATTCCGTTTCACCCGTATCGGATGTATCCGGAACCTTCGTGTCATCAGCATGAACGTACTTGTCATCGGAAGATGCACCTTCACTATACTTGTCATCCACATCCGCAACAGGCTTTTCCAGTTCTGAGATACGTAGTTTCATGTTCTCCAGGTCCGATTCCAGTTCTGAGATACGAGCTTCCCTTGAACGCAAATCATTTTCAAGAAGTGAACATCTTTCATTGACCGAGTTCCAGTCCGACACATTCACCGTTATCGACCCGTCTTCGGAGATGACAGCGTCCAGCTGCCCCCTACCGATACGTATCCTCTGTTCCTTGACCAAGGCCTTGATAATCTTTTCATCGCCCTTGAAAACCACATCCATAATTCCATCATTTGGTTATTGCGGTCTTCAACGATTCCAGATTACCGTAAGCGAATGCCCAAGGCATGTATACCGGGAATATTACCTCTTCCTGTGCGATAAGCACGATTTCGTTACACAGCTTCGTATCGACATCTTCTGCCCATTCAAGAGTGAGGGAAGTATAGTCAACCAGATTGGCAGCCATGTTGAAGTCACCGATAAGATACTTTCCAGGGAGTATATTCACAGTCTCGATAATCGGTCGTCCTGCGATATACTTCACACCGTTCCTTGTCTCGACAATGCCAAGATTCCGTCCGGTGGTGTCCTTCTCGCTTTCCATCGCATTCACAGTAATCGGATTAAGGGCGATAGCGTTCGGGGTATACTGCGCGTATGTCATCACAGCGAATCCGGTCTTGACGACATCAAGAGAATTGGGTTCCTCGATGGACTTGAAGGCTCCGTTGCTTACTTTGAATGTCATGCTTGCTGTTGCAGTCTCTTCCTTATAAGCGACACCCTTCAGAAGAATCCTGCGGTCATCCATCTTGACAAGCTGGTTCGCACTGTTCAGTCCGGTCAGGACAGCAGCACCTGTAAATGTGATGGTCATTCCGTCAAGGATAAGGTCCTGAGGATTCGTGAACTCTATGACCGTATCCTTGTTCGAGTTATATCCGCTTATGGATTTCACTGAACCGGCGGTTCCACTGACAATGGAATCGCTGATGATTTCCTCTACAGGCATTACACCGGCATGATTCACTATACCTGTAAGGTTCTCACCGTTACCGTCACCGAACAGAATGTTCCAGTCTTCAGCATTGTACACGGCTTCCGGAAGCATCTTCAGGATAAACGAACGGATGAACACACGGCTCTTCAACATACGTTTTGAGATACGTAGATGTGTACCGAGCCGCTTGGTACCTGTCTGCTGTTCACGTACCTTGATGCTCGATTCCGGAAGTTTACCGTTTTCAGTGACATACCGTGCATTACGGTCAAAGTCATATACCTGTGTGAATGCGAGATTCGGGAACTTCGGATCACCCTGTAATGTCGTAATGACATCACGCATGTGGACACGCTTGTTCGATACCTGTGATACAACCCTGTTCTGCTGCTGGGTAATCAGATGGTCACCGATATAGTTGTCGGTCATTGAAACTATATCCTTCAAGCAGAAACCTTCGAACACTCCCGATTTACGGCAGTTTCCGGAAGCGAACTCCTTGAATTTCTCTGAATCAAGCATTTCGTTCAACTTCTCATCAAACTTGTTGATTACTTCCATGCCAATTCCTTTAGATTTCAGCTTCTCGATTGTCTCACCAAGACCTTTGACTGTTTCAATCAATGACTCGTTGTCCTTTGCAAGCTGTTTGAACTTCTCATCGTCATAGCCTTTCAGCTTATCGTTGAGACCTTTCAATCTAGATTCCATATCTTCAGGTGAGATAACACCTTCCATCGCCTTGTTGATAACGTCACACATCATCTTTGCGATGTTGTTCATGAACGTAGCCTGTTCCTGTGGCAGGGCGTCAGTCTTCAGGCCGAATTCTGCAACTGTAAATTTCTTCATCTTCAATTAGAATTTTAATCATTATTACTAAATACCTTATTCAAAGGGCCAAAGAAAGAAGTGCTTTCGGCGGCTTTTTCCTTAACATCATCATCCTCGTGCGATCCTTCAGTTTTACTCTGAGTGTCATCGGACGGCTCAGACTTTCCGGCGAAGACGTTTGTGCTACTACCCTGCAACAAGGCATTGCTTCTATACACTCTTGAATAACATGCCGGGCAACGGACGTATGCCATGAAATTCTGTACTGATTTTTCTGTCAGTTCCTGTCCTTCAGACTTGACAGAATCAATAAGTGCAATGACATCAGCACGTACATCCGGTTCCAGCTTGTCTATCTCCTGACTTACAATACGGTCAGTCAACCATCTTGAATACATGGCAGCATTTTCCAAAACCTGCTGGGAGAATGTTACCTCATTCTGTAAATCATAGTCGAACTGGTGACCGCAATGAGGACAAGTAACCACGTTACCTCCATTAATTGCTTTAAGAAGTAGATTCAGTTCCATATCATATTGTTTTAAACGCTCATCAGAATAATCAGTATTCCTGAACGCTTTCCTGATGAACTCAAAGGCCTCCTTAACCTGTTCCTGCGTACCTGACTTGAGATTGACAAGGAATGTCTGAGGGTTACTCCCCCAACTGGTCAATGTCGAATACTCGAACATTTTCCATTCAAGCACCTTGCATGGGTCCGTCTCGTCACGTTTGATTGCCTTAACTCCGATCGAGTGCTCAAGCGTCCTGCCGTTCTCAGCATACAACTTGTAATCGGCCAACGTATCGCGACCAATCTGTTTCTCGAGATTAAGCCTGCCGACCATAATGAGGTTTCCATCTTGCTCTTCACCGCTTAGAGGAACACCCAACAGCTGGTCGGTACGGTGATTAAGGAACCATCTCATCCTGCCTATGTTCTCCTTCAACGTCTTGTTGAAAGAACCTGGCATAGAAATGTCGTTCTGCGAGTCTTTCACACCGATACCGTTCACTGCTACTGTAACGATACCCTTCTCATCAACATCATTCGCCTTCGTCCTGTACTGAAGGCACTTGGTCTTCTCTTCCATATTCAACTCCACTTTTAGTGTTAAGACTTAATACTTCCTTCACTCTATTACGCTCCCCGTCGGTCATCCCGAACAGGGTCTTGTCAAATATATCTTCCTCAAATCGGCTCTCCCCAATCTGGGCTCGCCAGTCGTTTATTGTTATCAGCCCGCACCGGAACTGCTTCTCGCACCTGTCATTTACAGATGTCCTGACATCCTCCTTTTCCTTAAGGCCCTCCTGCAGACAGTCTACATGTGAAAAGTCGCAGTCCAAGTAATATCCTGACTGCTCGAGTCCCAGGAACGATGTAAGGTCTGCGCAGAAATTCGATGCCATGGGGATTATAACAGAACTGTAGACGCTCTTCTCGGCAGAAGACTGGTTACTGAATGTAGACTGGTCCTTACGTGGAACCAGAACTGAAGGTATACCGTATGAACCGGCAATCTGTATGGCATCCGCCAGAGTCTCCTCGAACGGCTGAAGTTCGGCTATTGAAAGGTTAGTCCGTACAAACGTCAGCGGAACTTCTGACAATCCGTATGGCAGCTTGTTCTTTTCCAGTCCGTATCTCTCATAATGGTCGTCAAGCAGTTCCTTCTTCTCTTCTTTTGTAAGGGCGGATGTCCCTGCATCGTCCTTCTTCTGGCTTACAAGGAATCCGAGTCCACCGCGCTTGACATAGATTATGTTCCTTGCTTCATACACTGCAATCAGGTTCGATATAGGTTTGACCAACGGGAAAAGACGGCTCTGCGCCTTCAGGAAGCCGCTACCGGAAAGGTATGAAATGGCACCGTCACGGTCATGCCATATCTGGCTGACCGGAATTTCCATGTTGTCAACACCTACGAATCCGAACCTGTAGCATCTTACAAGTTCGTCGACTGAGGCGATTCCGAACAGCGGTATCTGCTGCCGTTGAGGCTCGACCACGACATAATCCGATGGGATTACCCAATAGTTGTCACACATTTTGTGCTTGGGTATCGATGTAGGTATGGAAGTCATTGCGGCACGGAAGAACGAATTGCCAGTACACAGCTTATAGACGAAATGCTGGTATATGAGTTCCTTCCAGCTCATAAGGCAGTTCGGACGCGTGAGTATCTGGTTCATCCTCTTGTTCTCCCATACGACAGAATCATCCTTCACCTTCTTGAGCTGGAACTTTGCGCCGGAAACCCTCGATGCGATATAGTCAATAGGGAAGAACACCTCAGGCACATTTCTGAACAGTTCCATGAAATTATGGCCGCACACCATCGGGGAAGCGAACAGGTCATTGAACGTCCACCCGCCAAGGGAAACATCGACACTTCCTGCACCGTTTGCTGGAATATCCACCCTTGAAGGCATACTGTCAATCTTCAACCCGACAGATTCCGGTAGACTCTTTGTATTGAATAGCTCTGAAAACATCTGATGTCTTTTGAACAAAAATAAGATTTTACATGGTCAGAAATCCAAACCATTAAAATCTCAATCCGGGGAAAACGAGCAAGAAACTAAATATCAGCGATTTGCAAGGAACGTGATTACTGCATCCTGATTGCCATGTACGCAAGTCCGCTGATAGCGGCACTTGGACCGTACTCTTCCGAATCCTTGCTATAGTCAAGAACACTTGTAACGAACGAATCATACTCACCGCCTTCCTCCATCTTAACAGAAGAGAACAGGAAATGCGTGCGTACATAATCCGATGTTGCCGATATTCTCTCACGGACATCGGCATATTCCTTCCTGATGCTTACCTGAGGAATGAACTCTCGAAGTTCCCTGGCCATCTGGTAGAACGACCGGCCGGATTCCACCACACATGGCTGTCCGTATGATACGATAGCATACTTCATTTCCGATATGGAGTCCGTATCCCTCCATATGAGGTCAATTATGTGCCATTTATCTCCTATGCGCATTCCTGCAACCAGACAGAACCTGCCGTTTACTGACGGCATTACATATACCATGCCATCAGAATACACATATTCAGACTCCGGATTGAAGAAGTTAAGGCCGGTACCTGTATAAATGCTCCTCTTACGTCTGCTTGCGAATGAAACGTATTCCTCATAGCACAGGTCATGCACGACATACCGCATTATGTCGGAAAGGTGTCCGTGTTCCTCATAGATCTGACCTGTAGCCTTGTCCTTGATTCTTGTTTTCAGCATTCCTCCGTTCACATCCTTCTGGACTGACATGTAATCCTCAATGGAGTTCCTGCATCCTTCGTCTACCGATACCGATATGCCTTCAATCTGCCCGTCAAACACAGCATTTATGAATTCTCCAGTCATTGCCACGGACGGGTTCCTCTTTGATACCATGTCAACCACTTCGAAGCCCTCCTTCCGGATTGTCTCGATGAACAGGTCCATCCATGAACGTTTCTCGTCATCGAACGTGTTGGCCGACTTCGTGGACGCATCGCCATGCAGAAATATCCTGTCCGAATATCGGATGCTGCGCAGATAGCGAACGGAAAGTACAGCCGATTTCCGTACCGTGTTGTCAGGACTTGAGGCACACGTCTCATGGAACTGCCATATCCTCTTGCCTGACGAGGTGTCGCACTGCCAGTATGATATGGAAATGTACGGAAGAACGTTGTTGTCCACGGTCATGTGTACAGGAAGACTCCTGTCATAGCCGTATGTTCCGGAATGTACGCCACGGTTGAACGAGCCGAAGAACTCGGAACCTGTACGGATTACACCCCACTCACCAAGGGCATATACGTTGTAATAATCGGGGTCATGCTTACGGTCATACTCGAAATCGGCTATACACTGCTCGTCATAGAACCCGTATGTCCCGTCAGGAGAACCGACTACCCAGAAGTTGTTGAGATATGTAGACTGTATGATTACCATGTTAGGGGACTTATTCTCGATTTCCCCGGTACGAGGATTCATGACCTTCTTCCCTTCGTTCATCCTGACAGACTTCACACGGCACAGTTCATCCGGAATCCTGACACCGCCGATTTCAACCTCCATGGGAACATCATGCCATGACTCCATGTCAAGCCATTCCTTCTTGATCCAGTGAAGTTCCGATATCGGGTTGAACGTCGCGATTATCTGCTGGCCAAGCTTTCCTCTCAGACGCTTCCTGACCTGCTTCAGGTCGATAAGGTCAAACTCCGAAAGCTCCTCCAGCAGGACACGCTTGTAATTCGAGATACCTTTAATCTTCTCGGAATCGTCCAGACCACCGAAATCAATCCTTGCACCGTTTGAACACCGGATGCAGTTCTGCATAAACCGGAACATCTTCGATATGCCAAGAAGATTCGCAGCGACCCTGAAATCCTCATAGATGGTGTTCCTGCAGGATGCCCCTACCTTACGCAGAACAAGACTGTTCTCTGAATCCAGAAGCGTCTGGATAAGGACAGTCTGCGCCACACTGAACGACTTGCCTGATGAAGAGCCGCCGAACAGGATGATGAACCTCAACCGAACGTCATTCATGAACTTTAGAAGATAGAACCCGTTCGGGTTGAGCTTCCTATAGTTGACCAGCATATTCTGACATTTTGTAAACTACGCCCGACGGACAGTATCTCATTTTCCTTTCATTTTATCACTCTTTATAATAGTAACATAATGTCACTCTTCATCGAATCCTATCCGAAGTTCGGTTACAGGCTTACCTCCACTGGTAACTGACAGTTCCTTAGGAGCGGTCCATCCGTTCATGGATGCCAGAAGACGGGCCGCCTCGGTCTTTCCGTTGAACTCGTATGTGACCTTCCCGTTGTCATTTCGGATTGATTTCAACGCGTTCCTTGCCCTCTTGGGTATCTGGTTAGGCTTCCTGAGCATCATCCTACCGGTCTCAGGATTGACGGTATAGAGGTCGATAGGGTCCGCACCTATTATGTCCATAAGCACCTTCTCTACCTTTTTCCGGTCAACCTTGGACTCCTCCGCACGCTCGTTCCTGAGCTGCTGAACCCTTGCTGCAACCTTTGTACTCGCCAGGAGCCTGCTTGCGTTGCTCCAGATCGTCTCGTTCTTCATGTTGGAACAGTCGTATGCCATCCTGTACGCTTCACTTGCGTTACCGTCACAGTCCAGGTAATACATGCAGAACCGTTCCTGCTTCTCTGTCAGTTTCATAGGCTATCTGTTGTTTATGCCTATCAGCGGCAGGACTCTTTTCCTGTCCTTAAGCAGCTCATAGGAGGCAAGCATAGTGCTGCCTGTCGTTATTATGTCATCATAGAATATCACATTAGGTTCATGTACCGGTCTGAGCAGGAAGAAGTCCGGGTTAATCCTGTCCCTGTCCGTACACTGTATGGCATTCTCATAGAATTTTATTTTCACCCCCGCGGCGATTTTCCGGCAGACCTCGGTGGCCAGATGGTATCCGTCGGCATGTCTGCGCCTCGGTGCTGTAACGATGCACCAGTCCCCGTCCGGCCGTACCACCTGTGATATGAACCTCACGGCAGCCTCGGAAAACGCGCATGCGGCAGACTGCGACATCTTCAGTTCCTCGAAAGTGGAACCCTCATTCGTTGTCCTGAACATGGACACGTAGAACAGGCCGCCTTTCCTGTGGAGCGAGTATCTCTCCTTCATGTCGCACCTGAGAGTCCTGCGCGTCCACCCTCCAGGCTCCCTGTCCCATTCGTCCATTCTTATTTTCCTAGCCATTGAACACCTTTCTTATTCCGGACTCGACCGGTGTATAGCTCAAAGGTACGGAAAAAACCTCAGCGTCCACCGTCTGTACAGGATTGTCCAAGCACCGCCTGTTAGGAACATACTGAACGTCAACATTTTTATATTTCCTTACAGTTTCAGTGAATGACTTCACGGTACACGGTGTAGGGTTCACCGCATTGATTAGCCTGTTGTTGCAGAACGCTGCATACATCAGGCATTCGACTATATCATCAATCCATGTGAACGACCTTATGTTCATCCCGTTGTTGTATATGGTCACACGCTCAAGGTTCATGAGGTTCCAGAGAAGAGTCCCTTCACGAGGGTCTGGACCATACACATTATGAAGACGTACTCCGGTCGAATATGGGCAATATACGGACGCGAACTGTTCGTTGAACGCCTTGCTCATACCGTACATTGATGTAGTGTTCTCGCCCCTTGCGGTTGACGAGCTGGCATACACCAGCTTAACACCTGATTCCCTGCATGCCTTCGCCACTTCCATGAACGTATCGATGTTGTCCTTGCGTATCTGCACCAGGTCGTTGTTGAAAACGCTGGTCTGCGCTGCAAGGTGATATACAACATCTGCACCTTCCATGTAACGTCCGATATCGGATGCTTCAATCCCGCACTTGCGGTCTATACCTACCACTTCAACACCACTTTCTTCAAGTTTCCTGCAGAGGGCCTTCCCTATGAATCCCATGCTGCCTGTAACAATCGATTTCATCATCTCTCTTTAATTCTTTGGATAGTTCTTTTTCTGTAATCTGAGGACCTGCATATCTTGCATCTGCTCTCACGCAGGATATACACCTTCCCCTTGTAGTTTACGTGTCTGATGTAGAACTTCGTCTCAGGAAGCCACTCGCCGCATGACGAGCATCTTCTCATGACGCGTCCACCTTCGTTCCTTACGTTCTTTCTCACGTGTGTCTTGATAAGAGTACACCCGTAACACATGCTGTCCGTATCACGTATTCTCCGACACATGTATACCGAACGGAGACCGCATCGGGCCAGCCTCCTGCAGTCGGACCTTGGTTCCGGCCTTTCCATCACTTGTCCATGTTTAGTTCGTACTCGTATCTTGTGATACGTCTGTATGACACAACAGTTACAGGTCCGTTCCCGTCAGCGTCTGATATGGCCTTCTCCATGACCGATACAGGTACCCTATCCGGAAACCTGAGATATACCCTTCCGTACGCACCGTTCCTTACGAACGTGACGAAATAGAATCTCGCCCTGTTTTCCTGGAAACTCAAGTATGCAATCACAACTCCGACCATGGATGACACTGCCGCCACCGTCCATGGTTCTGACAATTCCACTGCACACGCAATGAGTGCAGCGGCAAGTACCGTTACCGATACCCTCACCGCAATTCTGATGCGGTGCCTTACTGTAGCATTCTTCATTTTCATAACTGTTTTATTATGGATTAAAAAAATATGCCGTTTACGGTAGTTAATTCGATTTTTACATATATGTTTGTCGGGACATTAACAATACTAATCATGGAACCGATAAACATAGACAAAGAACTGATTGAGTTCAAGGAGCATATAGAAAGAAACGAAAGGACTATCCTTTCATCTGGATTCGGTGATGGAAAGACTTATTTTCTTGACAAATTCAAGGAAAACAATAAGGGACAATTCAAGTTCATCACGATATATCCTGTAAACTATCAGATAGCCAACAATAGGGAAGTTTTCGAATATATCAAACGTGATATTCTGATACAGATGGTTGCAAATGGTATGATAAAACCGGATTATGAGATTCCTGAATCAATGATGATACAGTACTTCATCATGAACAATTCAGGCACAATATTTGACACACTACTTGGTACAATGCCTTTACTTGGATTGACAGAACCGACAGTTGCAGCTTTTCTTCTCGGATTGAAAAGTCTAAAATGTATAAAAAGCATGTATGATTGGTTAAAGGACTACAAGAAAAAAATAGAGAATAAGGAAGATATAAATATCATCGAGTCATTTATCGAATCTTTCAGTATGGAAAAAGGTGGCCCGTATGAAATTGACCTGATAACGAAACTGATAATTGACAACATAAGATGGTATAAGGAATCTTCACCGAAAAGGAAAGTGATTCTCATTATAGAAGACCTGGACAGAATTGACCCGGAACACATGTTCAGAATCCTCAACGTGTTTACAGCCCATATAGACAGAAAATATCAGCTGGAAAGCTGGTCTTTGCATAATAATGATAATATGATATCCTATGAGAATCTGGACAATAAGTTCGGATTTGACAACATCGTTACTGTATTCGATTATGACAGGACAGAACAGACATTCAGGCATAAATATGGAGAAAAGGCCAATTATAAAGGATACATCAGCAAGTTCATCATACAAGTACCTTACAAGTACTCAATAACAGAAACAGCAAGGAAACGTCTTAGAGAATACATTGTAGGAAAATGTTTCGTATCAGAACTCACAATAGGCAATGGAAACATATACAATATAGGAACTAAAATAAGACAATTATCGGTTAGAGATGTCCAACAAATCCTTGATAATATTGACAGTTACATCTATGATGATATTGCAGTGTTTGGGACAAAAAGAATAAGGACAATAACACCGATAACAAGGTTTATCGTCATTCTACATCTTCTTGGATTTTCTAATGATGAAATCAATCATATAATCTTTTATAGATTAAGTCCACTGGAAAGATTAAACTGTATTAATTCATTCATATACAGCACAATAAGAAACAACAATAATATTGTATACGAAAATGAAACATATGCAATAGAAGAAAAAACAATAGGGAATGACATAGAGTCCATAGTATTTAAAAAAATTATCGGTTATTCTGACTGTAAAGTCGACAGGGCTACAATCGAAAACAGTCTGAGAACTGCCTTCAAATATGTAAAAGGGTTCTAATGAAAATCCTGATGTTTAAGAATTACCCGATAACCGCCACAAAGCAGTTACCGGGTATTCACAAAGCACTGACAAGTCCTGTCAGTAGAATATTTGGCATGGAAAATCATGAAGACTTTCCAAAAATAATTCGTAAACAATTATTATTTTACACTATCTTCAAAGTCATATATAATATTCTTATCTCTTAATTCCAATAGATAATTTATACCTAAATAATAGATAGATTTTTTCTCTTTATTATTTTTCATGAAATAATAATAATATTTTTTCTCTTCTTCCTTTTTATATTCATCTAAAATATACAAACATTTATTGATAGCATATGACCATCCTTCAATAAAATCATAATCTAGCAATCCATATTTAATCATCAATCCAATTTGGTCTATATCAATTAATACTTTATGGGCAACATCTTTTTGTTGGTTGTCCCAATCTGAGCATGGTTTTATTTGATTTCCTATCATTAATTTATAAACAGTTTCCCTATTTTTTCTCGATTGGGGATCTTGTAAAATATCAATCATCATTTTAAACCCCGATAATTTATTTGTCTGGGAAGCCAATTTATTTGTATGGACAGATTCCTTAATTTGTTTTAGCGCTAAATATCCACCCCATATTACAACAACAGATGACACAAATGCAATAATAACTTCCATTAATGTGAGTTTATTATCTAATATCCAATCTGCTTCTTCCTGAAATTTATAAAAGTATATTACAAAAACAATTGCAACAGAAAAAGATATTTGTAAAATAAATATCAATGGAAATCTTTTACAAAATTCTTTTAATATTATGTATAAAACAGAAACTAAGTACGAAATTAAAAATAAATCCGGTATTACTTTACAAATTGAACTTGCTTGGAACGGTTTTACATCTAGTACCCAATACAACAAACAAATTCCTATCAACAACATAATATTTGCTAAAATCAGCAACTCTTTTTTTTTCATATTTCCATTAGATTTAATCAAAAGTATATTTCTGTTTAAAAGTACAAATATACCTAAAATATTTAAATATCCATTTTTATATTTTGTTTTTATACCGTGAGCGATTAAACTCGCCCACGGCTGTTTGATGGATATGGCTTTCATGACTTCTTACGTTTTAATCTTTCAAGTTTTCTTCTCTCCCTACGTCTTGCTTTACCGTCAAGATAAGGACCACAACATTCCAATGCTGGAGGTTTTACAAGCACATACGTTTGCTGAATAGCGATTTCTTTTGTGCTATCTCCATTTCCGTTAAATTCTATTTTTACCATATCAATCCTCCTATTCTGAACTGTCCGGCTTTTCCGAACGGTTGGTTTCAACATGTTTTACAATCTCGTTCACGGCTTCATCCCACGGAAGTGAGGCCAGATGCTTCATACAGGCATCCAATCCGGCAATGTAACCGACAGTGCAGGCCTGTACTTTGGCTATCTCGTTGCCGGTTTCACACCCATTGTTCCCGTATCTACTTTTGGCGTATTCTCTTGCCTGTTCTTCTTTCTTGCTCATATCAATTACTTTCAGTTCGTACATATCCATTTTCAATACACCAACACAGCATTTCATAGGCTGCATCGATAGTACACGTTTTACCCATAATACACTTATACACTTCAACTTCTCCACGATTAGAAACTTTATCATAAGAAACATAATCCGAGCAAAAGTTTATGACCAGCTCTGCACCGTTTATCTGTTTCGGCAGCTTATGAATAATATCCTGCAAGGTGAATGCCGGTTCCGGGTCAAGGGAGGAAAACTCATAACAGAACTCATCGTGCATACATAATATGTCCTTGCTTGTCCCGTCATCGTCATGCTGTTTAATCCAACACATTGTTGCTTGTGTGGTATCTATCCCCAGCTCACACAGATGTTCCATCTGGTTCCTATCCAATACCTGTTTACTCATAATCAGTCCTCCAATAAATTCAATATCCGACAAAGAGTACCTTCAAGAACAGACACCCTGTCCTCCATATCATTTCTGTAATCCTCATATTCTTGGTCCTCATAGAGTGTCTCACACCCTTCATTTTTTGATGTTGAGTATTCCAGTCTTTCATGACACAAATCGGCAATGTCTTTCAGTATCTCGTTAACCGGTTTCCCGTCTATCGTGGTTTCAACGATTGTTTCTATTTTTACTTTTACTTGTTTCATAATCAATCCTCCATATTTCCAATAATTAATTCTTCATAAAACAAATCCAATGAGTGTTCGCTCGTTTCCCAGATATATGACCAAATATTGGTTTTTCAGGTGTCAATTTCAGAACTTCAGAAACCTTCACGTCCGTTTCATTCCACTTAAAAATCAGAAATCCACCTGGTTTTAATACCCTAAAGCATTCCTTAAAACCTTTAGAAAGCATATCTCTCCAATCGGAATATAATGCTCCATATTTTATTTGCTGATAACCTGTAGGCATTGCTCTCTCACTAAGAGAGCCATACATATCAACCATTTTAGATTTCTTTCCCCGGCTATAGACTAAATGAGGTGGGTCAAATACAACCATGGAGAAAGAACCATCCTCGTATGGCATGTTTGTGAAATCACATTGAACATCAGGGCTTACCTCAAAAGTCCTACCGTCACAAAGAGTTGTCTTTATCTTGCGAATGTCTTGGAATAATACTCTATTGTCCGATTTATCAAAATAGAACATCTTTCCACCGCAGCAAGCATCAAGAACTGGCTTCATATTTATTTCTCCTTTCCCCTATCCCAGCAACCACCACATGACTGCCAGGAACAGGTAATATAGTTTCGTTTTCATGGTTTATTCATTCTTCTTTCTACAAGTTTTTCCAATCTCTTTTCGCACTCAGCACACTCGATTTTTTTGCGTTCCAGCTTAGCCTTGAACTTGACCAGCTCATCGTCCGTGTTCTCGTCAAAGAACAGGTTGTTCTGACGGTTATGTTCGATATAGTTTTTCATCATACGTTCCGCTTTCGTCACCTGGGCTTTGGCAGAAATTAGCTTAGACAGACAACTATTAAGTTCCATCGATTCTCCTGAACGCTTATCATAGTGATACAGACTTATACAAATAATCTGTTTAGGATATTGACACTGCAATTTCGCCATCCTCCATCTGATTACCCATTGATAGCGGGAATACATTTCACTGGGTAGGTTATAATGATAAAGACTGACTTGTTTATCTGCATATCCGTAGTAAAGAGTTACTTCAACCCATTGCTCAACCTTCAGTTCCTTTTCAGCCTTGGCCAAATCATTTGCATACTGATAAAAATCGCTCACGCTTTCCTGCTTTCCCATATCATAACAATTTTAATTGAACAGGTTGTTTACTTCTCTTTGCCATTGTTCTGGCATACCTTGGACATACACCTTTGTAAGGACAGTTCCCGGATTTGGCAGCAAGGAAACGGGCATGGGAGGCATCCCATGATTTGTCTTCTTCATGGCCGGAGAAAAGCCAAAAGTCCATGCAGTTCCAACTGTTGTTATCCAGATTAGGCTTTTCATCTACCAGTTCTACAAGTCCGTTATTCTTTGGTCTTCCCATAAATGTTATTCATAATACCAGGTCAATCATCAAAATCTCCATCATAAAATTCACTCATGAACGACGAAAGTGCCATCCTCATGTTATCGATAGAAATGTCAACACCGTCCTTAATACAATTATCTGCAACATAATCCGATAAGATTCTGTATACTTCAACATTTATTGTTTCCTGTTTTTTATTCATGATTAAATATATTTGTTTGACTTTTAGTTTATTAGCTACTATAAAGATAATCATTTGCAACAAGTTGTACAAACCGATTCTTCGCCTTTTTGACGCCTTTTTAAAGAAGTCTATACATGCCACTTGTATTTACCGAATGTTGAGAGTCCATTCATGATACAACCCTCCTGATCATCCCCATGTTACGGTTAACAAGTTCGACTATCCTGTCATGGTAATCGCTGGTTCCATTACAAACCGCCCTGCTTTGTACTATCTTGAAAGTCTGCAAGGAAACCTCTACCGTTTCCAAGCGTTTTCCGTCTTTCTGCGCTGTGAGAATTATACAATCACTCCGTTTATAATATCCGCTTCTATATACGCAATGGTGCATTGCCTTGCCTTCCTGGTAGAACTGTGTTACACTCTCAAGCGGACGGATAACAATATCTTCGTCCTTGATTTCCATTCCCAGGAAAGGCTGTATTCTACGGATGAAAGAAAGGATATCCTGTTTCATTCTGGACATGCGTTCAATCCGTCTCTTCCGTTCCTCTTCGGCCCGAATCTTAGCTTCTATCTTCCTCTTTCGTTCGAGCAGCTTGTCATGAGCCCTCTTTAAATTCTTCGGACAAACGTAGTATGCGTTATGTGTGTCCAGGTGGAAATAGTCCAGCAATTCAAGGTAATCATGATACAGGGAGCCGTCCTTGATGACATATCCGTTGCGGTTACAGATATTAATCGTCCAGGGATGGGAAAGACAACCACGGTGCATATAGAAATCCAGCATACTGTACTGCTTTGTTTTCAGAAGCATTTCCGCATACTTACTTTCTCCAAGAAGCGCACGTATCATTATTGCAGGAGTAACATTGTGGAACGAAGTGCGAAGCCCGTTCCTTCGGAGTATAGGAAGCAGCTTTACTTTCGGATATACATAACCGTCTATGTCATACGAATGGGAATAGTAGATGTTTCCGTCATTCTTGATACTCATATCTGTAGTATGAAGCCAGCCCCTATACCCCATATTCATGGCTTTGGCGATAACCGTTTCCTTGTTGTCAGCGGTTATCCACTGCTGGCATACCTCATCGATGAAATAATGGGGTTCATTATCTTTCCTCACATACTTGGCTGTGTAGAAATGGCGAAGCACTTGAAAATCTCCTGATGTGGTGGCTACTGTCAGATAGCTCATTGAATCGTCCTTTGTCTTACGGCTTACATTCACTTCCAGTTTCTCGCCGCAATAGGGACACCGTATATATCCGTCCTTCTGTCCGGTAGTGTCTACCCACATTTTTCCGCATTCGCTACACCACATTTCATCCTTACAGCGGAAAGCGTTGTGTGGAAAACAATGCTTCTTTCCCCATCGTATCTGGGCTTCTGTTATCGCTGGCAGCTTACTACTGAGTTCAACTACCAACCTTTCACGCTTTGTCCTTGGTTTCATAGAAGTTCGAATATGTTTTCGATATGTTCAGGAACTACATCCTTCTTTGATGATTCTACGGTTTCCTTCTTCTCAGCAGGCTTACGTTCCGGTACAATGACACTTGTATCTACTGCAGGTTCCACAGGCTGTATACCATCCTCATCAAAGAAATGGACAGCCATACCGAACACCTCTTCATGACAGATTACGACAGCACGTGATCCGCGCTTCCTTGCTTCGGATATGATATAATCGCAACATTGTTCAACCGTCTTCTTAGAAGATTTATACTTCTCAGAGAACAACGCGTCCTTCTCAGACCTCTTTTCAAGATACTCTCTGATAACCTCTACGAATTCCTTGTTCACTTTTTCCATAACTGTATTTTTTTTGTTTGACTTCAATTAAAAAGGCCACGGAAAACCGTGGCCGTAACTATGGTACAAGGTCGTCGAAAAGCCCCGGTATACGGGGGGTCAACGCCTCGAACTCTTCACGGAAGAACTGTTCTTTAGTCCTTCCCATCTTCTTTCCCTTGCGGGTGTGCACATCGAACGTGTAGGGAGGTATTGGTATCGGATTACTCCTGACGTCATCAATCCATTTTTCCACATCTATCAGATTCCTGTCATAGATAAAGTTCTGGAGATGGTCTGCGTCACGGTTTTTCCTGCAATGGCACAACAGGATTACAGCCTTGCTGACGAATATCCTGCCCTTCGGCCTGTCAGCTCCTCTGTTAACCAGTTCGTGACCCTGCCACAACGCTTCCACCTCATGCGTCACAAGACCATAACAGTCCTCAGCACTGATGGTATACAGTCGTTTCCATACATAGTCACGGTAACCGCTCTCCCAAAGCTCGATTGCAAAATAACCGGCTACAGCAGCATCACATCGTCTTACTGCCTTCTGCATCGCAGATGAGACCTCGAAAAAACCGTATCCTCTTACTGTCTTCAATTCCATAACCGTTTGTTTTTTTGTTTTACTTCCATAAAGATAGTGAAATTCAGCGATTTATACAATCATAAACATCTGATTTTCAACGCCTTTTTCAGAACCTGAACTTGACTGCGATATTGTACTGTACCATCTGCTTGGTAGTACCTTTCCCGTTGTTTGTCGGTCCCTTGATATTGACAGATTCACCGAAGTTCTTCCTGATGAACAGTATTGACTTCCGTTCCTCCTCCTGGTTCCTGATTGCTGCAAGCCCTCCGGAGTTTACGAACGTAGACTTCTGCTCGAAGTTATAACGGAGGTCCGTAAGAATCCTCCTTTCCTTGAACTTGACATAGCAGGAAATCCAGAAGTCCTCCTTAAGTCTCAGCTCCTCGTTCCACCAGATGTTACTGTTGTACCTGACACCGTATGAGCAACCGGTTATCATCTTTGAGAGCGACAGGAATCCCGTCTCTTCGTACATTACAGGTGTAACCTTCGACGTGAACCCGAACAGATGCACATCCATCATCTCGGCCATCTCGAACAGCGACTGGATGATATGTGTTATCCTGTCCTTGTCCTTGATCCTTGCTGACTCACCCTTTTCGACATATATTGACTTGCAGGCATGCACGTCATCGTCAAGCATGAACAGGTCACCGAAATGCCTTGCCATCCAGTTACGTTTAGGGATGAGGCCGATGACATCATCCGGATGGGTTACAATCTCACAGTCGGGGTTGTATTCCCTGTACAGGTCAGCCTGGCTTTCTGCCACGCAGATTATCGGGTCGTTCACCAGCTTCTTGGCGAACACCCTGTCGTGCCGCTTATGGCTTGGGATTACAATTCTGCAGGGCATGGCGGACATCCTTTATATCGACTACATTACTCTTGCTTATCTTGCCGGTCTTATAGCTCTTCATGTGCTGCATGTCGAGCACTTCCCTCAGCCAGTTGCTGTCCACCTCACTCGAAGATATGATGATGAACAGTTCGTGCTTCTCGTCATACTTCGGTACAAGGGGATAGACGGCAGTCTCATCGGTAATCGACTCGAACCTCTCACGGAACGCGTCCTTCTTCTTATCCGGAGCGAATTCCACGCCCCAGTCCTGAAGCTCGGACTGGTCCCACTCGTTCTTCATCACGTCCATGTCGTTCTCGCCGAAGCTCACGTTGTCCTTTGCGGAATACTCACGCAGTTTTCTGGCAGGAGTACCTTCCGGAAGCACCTTACATGGAAGTTCCTCATATCCGAGTTCACGGCACGCACGCATACGCAGGTTCCCGCAAACGACAACATACCTTCCTTCGTGCGGATACACTATAAGTTCACGCAGTTCAAGCATCTCCGGGGAGTCGGATATGCTCTTCTTCATCGCATCATAGCGGTAGTCACGGAAGAATCTGGGATTCTTCGGAAGCCCGTCAATCTGTCCCTTGTTGAAGTCCAGAAGCCCGACGGGAATGTTCATGAAAACAAATTCCATAGCTAACCATTATTAAATTCAACATCACATAATCAACAACACTATAACAGTCAGCAACAACCTATCCACGATTCCTGTTGTACTCCACCTTGTCCTTAATCAGCTGCTCTATGTTCTTGCATCCTATTGATTCCAGATAAGTGAGAGTGGCAATGATAACGTCGGCAGCTTCCTCTTCTCTGGCACTGTACTGAGGGATATGTACACTTCGTTCATGCTTCCCCGCCTCGAACAATTCGCGCCATTCCGCAGATATACCGATACACAGACCCTTATGTGAGCTGTGTACGGTAATCTTCTTCCTTTCCAGGGCTATCTTGCGGCATTCTTCAGCAATCCTGTTCAATGTTATCATATCATGCCGGTTATTGTTAGACATATCGTTTCAAAACGGGGCCTCATGCCCCTTCAAGCTCTTTAATACGTTCGTTAAGTTTCTTAAAATCCTTATTGTAGGATTTTGATATTTTAGCGTTTATGGCATTGAACTCTTCCGGGAACATCTCCTTTACAAGTTCCATCTGGAGACGGTATAGTACAGGATACCTGTTCTGACCGAATCTCTGGACTATGAATTCACGGTACCATGATTTCCTGTCCTCCGGATGAGTTCGGACATACTCAACGAAATCCTCCCTAGTCGAGAACTTGTCTATTCCCAACGAGGAAAGGTATTCGTTGTCTAACATCAGCAGAAGCAAGGCATCAAATACGGTCTGCTCGATCTGTGTGATTTCGCTTCCGATTTTCCTGTATGAATTTCCCTTGAGCATAATCTCATTCAGCCCCTTGAAAACCTTTTCCCTGGTATCTTCCTTGATTCCTTTCAGCTTCTTCTGAAGCTTGTCAAGTTCCTTTTCCTTCTGGTCAACGCCGGTCTTTATCTGTGTAGATGAGGATTTCCTTACATAATAGAATGCTATTCCATATCTGAACCCTGAACTGGAGTCGATGGATATGCATCGGTAAACCTCGTTCCTCTCGAGCATCGATGCGATTCTACTGTCATCTTCCGCATAATGGCACCTTCCGTTGAACACACTTGCATCAACGACCGCTATCCTGTTTTCAGACAGCTTATGTAGAATGTCAGAATATGCTTTCTTCCTGTCATCTGTCCACCATGACTGTTCACCTTCGGAAATGACGACTGTCTGTCCGAACTCAAGCGGTTCACCGATATGGACAATACACTTTTCTTTCAATATTCTGGAAACTACATAGGCATTCTGCTTCCTGTTCATGCAGGATATATCAGTACATTTAGGATTGTCACCCTTCATTTCCCAGAACAGGCAGGAATAGTTCGACGTGTTCTTCTCGCACTTCGAACATGGTACGAAACCTTCAATGGAATCCTCGCCGTCCTTGTAGAACTGCGCGGATGACAGGATTCCGAACCGGTTGTCAATGTAACTCCTTACATCATTCACGGTAAGTTCCTTTCCCTTGTAGGTATCGGCGAACTGCTCCTGTACGTCCTTATCCAGCTTTGCAACCATGAGTGCACCTGACAACGGTATCATGCCTTCCCTTATCATGTCGTGGATTCCAGGCACAAGACTTCCCAGCTTTACACGGTCCTGTATGAATCGTACCGTCTTTCCGAACTTGGCCGATATATCCTCGACCTTCTGTCCCTTCTCAAGAAGCAGAGCAAAGGCTATCCCCTCCTCTACCGGGTCAACGTCCTGTCTGCTCAGGTTCTCCGTTATGCTGGCCTCGAATGCCTCCTCATCGGTCATCTCCTTGACGATGCAGGGAATGTAACCGTATTTTTCCGGATCCTTGTCACGCAGCATCCTGAATGCACGGAAACGCCTCTCTCCGCATACAATCTCGTACCGTGTGATTCCGATTACTTCCAGCGTATCCTCATCCAGTACCGCATCATCCTTAGGACGGACCGTTATCGGCTGCAGAAGCCCCTGCCTTGCGATATTTTCAGAAAGTTCGACAATGGAACACTCATCGAACGTCTTTCTCGGATTGTCTGGTGACGGCATGATTTCAGACATGCATATCATCCTTACTTCAATTCCTTTATTTTCCATATTTGTTTGACTTTTAGTTTATTAGCTACTATAAAGATAGTGATTTGCAACAAGTTGTACAAACCGATTCTTCGCCATTTTGTCGCCTTTTACAGTTCACAGATAATGGAGAAGTAGTGTCTCTGGGCTGTTTTCATGAATGCATCAATATGCTCTTCGCTTACACTCACCCAGCAGTGTCCGTTCAATGTGAGATGCAGGTCGTTCCATCCGAAATGGCTGCATATATAGCCGTAACGGTTCATCCCCTTACTGTTCCATTTTATCTCGAACCTTCTCATTCCTGTAGAATTTTTCAAGTTCCTTTGCCCTCTTCTCAAGGCTCTTTCGCTTCATGAACTCCATTACCTCGTCTGAACGCCTGAGGGCTTCAGCAGCTTCCTTGTCTCCCGCTTTTGCCATCTCAATTATGGATTTCCTGTACTCCTCATAGACCATTCCGGATGAAGCCTCCGATTCAATCGTACCTTTATGCTCGCCGTAAGAAATCCTGTCGGCCTCAGTGCACCTCTCCACATTGTACCGGCGGAGCCATCCCATGATTACCGAACCGTCGATACGGTTGTATATCTCACCGTACCTTCCCTTCATGGCATTCTTGAAACAAAGCTTCAGATCGGCCACAGTGAAATACGGGTATTCTTCGATTATCAGTTCAGTTGTCACAGCAATCTGCATTTCGGTCATCGGCTTAGTCACGTTGAAGAACTCGGAACACTCAGCCACGAGATAACCGGCCATCGCCCTAGTGAATGTAACACCATACCTTGCGACCACAACTGCAACGCTAGGCTCATTTCCTATGAACACGTCATGGAATGTCTTTGGATTCAGCACCGCGAAGTATTGCTCCGGCGAGTTCCTTAACGCGGCCAGCTGCCGTTCCTCTTCCTGCACTTTCAGTTCTGTTTTCATAATTTCCCTCCAAAATCTTTAGAAAATTCGTCGGCCGGAATATCCAGTCGAAGTCACATCTCCAGTTCCTGTCGTTGTTCCCGAGCAGGAAAGGAGACCTGAGTACGTTTTCGAACACCTTCATGATAGAAGATTTCCCGTTCTCTGAAGCCCTGGCCTTCACAGCCTTCTTCCTGTTTTCAGTCATTGAAGACACTTTCGGAAGCTTTCCGGAAAACATCCTGTTGAACGTATCCATCAGCCTTCTGTAGTCTATCTGCGCGTCTTCATGACATTCATCAGGGGGGACTATAGGGGGTATATCTCCATTTCCATTTCCTTCTCCTATTATAAGAACGGATTGTTCCGTGAATGATACCGGATTGTTCCGTGATTGTTCAGGTATCGTTTCCTTTATGCTGTCTATCAGATTTTTAGGTATGTTCAAATCATCATGATTCGGTTTGTTGATTACTTGATGCCGGGTGAAGGTTGGCAGATATATGAATCTCTCACCTCTGTATGAAAGCAGACATATAAATCCGTTTATCACGAGCTCGTTCATCCATTTCTCAAACTGCTGAATCTGGATCTGGTCATACGGGAATATCTTTGACTTCAGCCATATGGAATCTCCTATCACGACTCCGATGTCATCAGCGAAATTCCACATCCCTATATACAGGAGCCTTGCGTCCCTGCTGATACGCCCTATCTTCGTATCGTCCCAGAACTTGGGTTTTATCGAACGTATCCTTGCCATAGGCCTTCAACCAATTAGGACAGGAATCACCTCATACTCCACGCGTGGGTCCTTCCTGTCAACCATCTTCTCAATCTCTATCCTCGTACAGTACCGGTCGTTCCTTATCGTACCGGTCTGCTGGAGGCAGTCAAGCAGTATCTTCAGGCTGTTGTCCAAGTCAGACCGGTTGCTCGAGAAGTACACCTTCGCCTTCAGGGCGAAATACCCCTCAACGTCACGACCACGTTCCGGACACTGAAGATAGAACGACTTCTCATATTTCGTCAACGCTTCGCTCTTGGCGAGCTTCGACTTTCCGTTTATGGTAACGATCCTGTAGCAGTTGCTCTTGCTCGGTATGTTACCTCTTATCGTATACATATCATTAGATTATTACGTTGGTCAATTGTTTACCGTTGCTCTTTATCACCCATTTCCCGTGTTCAGGCTCGGATATTACCAGGTCTTCAACCTTACCGAACCTTCTGTAGCTACCGCACAGGTCAATCACCCACCCGCGTTTCCCGGGGAACGGACGGATTACACGTCCAATCATCTGGTAGTACAGTGACAGTGACATGGTAGGCCTTGCCAGAACTATCGTGTCAAGCTCAGGATAATCAAATCCGGTGGTGAGTGTACCCACATTCGCAACCACCCTGACAGTTCCTGCCTTGAATGCATCCAATATCCTCTCCCGCTCCTTCTTGGGAGTCTCGCCGCTTACCACCGCACAGTCCGGTATGGATTCCGCCAGCTTCTCGGCCTCCCTGACGAACTTGGTGAACACCAGTATGCCACGCCTGCTGCTTCCGTCCTTCGGATTCATTATTCGGCTGACTATCCTTGAGAGATAGGAATAGATGTCCACCCTTGCGAACTCTGCCGAAAGGCTACTCTCGTCATATTCGTTCCCCTTCGAGTTCTTCCTGAGACGGCTCAGGTCTATCTGCGTAAGGTCGAAATATCTCAGAGCGGAAAGGAATCCACGGTCCAGAAGTTCGCGGACCTGGCAATGGTATATCACATCGTCGAACACCCTTGGACGCGTCCTCGTCAGGAATTTCAGCATGGAACCGCCCATATAGCTGTACAATCTGTACGGAGTGGCCGTGAGACCGGCAATCTTCCTCTTCCTTCTTGAGAAGAATGTCATGTACATACCTTCCGATGGATTTACAAGATGGCACTCGTCAATCAGGATATATTCGAAACGGTCGAAATCCTCCATGTGGTTGTATACGCTACCGATGGTGGCGAATGTTATACGGCTTATGTCCTTCCTCCGTACCGATGCGGAATAGCACGAACAGTCCCATATTCCGTACGACTGAAATTTTGCGAAGTTCTGTTCGAGTATCTCCTTGTTGGGCTGGAATACGAGCAGGTGGGAGTCAAGATGTGCGGCAATATCCGCTATGACAAGGCTTTTGCCGGCACCTGTCGGCAGAACCATAAGACCGTTCCTCCTGTCCCTGCTTCTGAACAGTTCCACTGCTGCATGGCTGGCAGCAAGCTGATAGTCCCTCAACTGATACTTCATATCACAATCTCCTTGTCATGTACTTTCTGATGACAGGACGCACATAAGGTGACAAGACTGTCAAGGTGCTCGAGTTCATGCCCGAGTATCGACCTTCCGTCAACCCTGTATGTCCTGTGATGTACTTCAAGCGGATATCGTGCACCGCAAACCACGCATCTGTGTCCGTCCCTTATCCTGACCTCTCTGGGCACCTTCTCCCAATACGGGTTCCGTGACAGTGACTTCACATATACGGACCTGCGGCCACGCCTGTGCCGGAGTCTGCTCATCCCTTTTCCTCCTCACCATATCCCAATTCCCTGTCGAGCTCATCCTCTCCACCGGCATCGTCCGTACCGTCCTTATCCGGTTCCAGGTCAAGGTCCTGTTCGGTCGGCGGTTCGAATACCGGGAATTCCAGGCCGAACAGTTCGTTCATGGCAATGCGGTTCCGGTCCTCCTGGCTCCACAGCGACGTCTTCTCGTACTTCTCGACCTTGCTGGCCTTGACAAGCAGCACACGTCCGTTGATGATGGAGTATGTAAGGAAATATCCGGCAAGAGCTATACGGAACGTCTTGGTTGCCGGAAGCTCCTTCTCCTTTGTCCCTTCATGAACCTTCGCAGCATAGTCCTTGATCTGCTTGTTGAGGCTCTCCACCTTGCCGGAGGCATCGTTCTTTAGACGCTTCGCCTCCTCTACGGCATCCAGGTACTCCAGTTCGGCCTGAGGAAGCTCCTCTTCCACCAGACGGCAATATTTCCTGCGGATATCCTCCTTCTCGGACTCATCCATATACCTTGTTGCCGACTCGTTGTCAGGGAACGTGGCGTTGAAACGCTCGTTGACCATCCTTATCACGTCCTTGTCGGTTACACACTCGCATCCGCTGAAGTCCAGTTCGAGAGGGAATGTCTCCAGCACTGCCTGGGGAAGCACGAATTTCAGTTCCTCAGGCTCATAATCCTTTTTCAATGCCATTTTCAATTATTTATTTGTTAATCACTTACCGCCATAGATTGCGGCATATTCAGAATAATACTTGTCCTCCGGAAGGGGTATCTCGATTCCCAACTCGGTGTTAAGGTCAATCTTCACGGATTCCATGAACCGGTGCATCTCCTCTACAGAAAGGTTTCTTGTCCCTCGGACACGTTCCGAGAGGCTGCCGTCCGGTCCGGTTACCGGTTCCGTAAGGAACTTCCTGCAGTAGATGTCATGGAGGGCCTCTATCCCTTCCTTCGACGCCCACCTCTCGTCTCCCGTCTCCTCCCTCAGATGGTTCCCGACACACCTGAACCACATCCACATGGTGTTGTTCTGGTTCCCGGTCCTCTTCCTGACCCTCTTCTTGATTGTAAGGTCATATTCACCGTTCGGAAGCAGCTTCAACATGAAGTCGAAGTCCTTGTCAATGGTGACTTTACCGTCCTTCTTGATAATCCTCGCTTCCATAATCAGAACGGAATGTCACCTCCCTGGTCTTGTGGCTGTGACACAGGATGCATACCTCCGTTACCGGTGCCTTGCGTCCTGACAGTCAGAATCTCCATGTTGTCGGCGAATATCTCGACGACATACCGTTTCACCTTGTTCGCGTCCTCATACGAACGCGAACGTATCTTACCCTCAACATACAGCTTGTCACCCTTGTGAAGATACTTCTCGGCGGCTTCGGCAAGACCTCTCCACAATACGATGTTATGCCATTCTGTACGTTCCGGTACCTGTGTACCGTTGGGGAGCGTGTATGCCCTGTCAGTAGTGGCAAGCGGAAACGTCGCAACCTTGGTACCGTTCTCCAGTCTACGGACATCCGGATCCTTTCCGACATGTCCGATAAGTTGCGCTTTATTCAGACTCATCTTTCCTTGTAATCCTTATCGACGATGGTTTAACTGTTTCTTTAATGTACTGTCTGTAAAGTTCCGGATGGTCAGACTGGAACCTCTTCACATCGAATCCTTTTGATATAGATTCAGGTGTGACCGTAGCCCTGATACCACCGTATTCCCATGTTTTTATCCTGTTGCCGACCATGGACTTCTTCAGCGTATCCTTGAACCCGTTGGCGAATGCCGACACCTCGTCGATGATGTCACATGCTTCAAGGTATCTGCCGATAACCTCCTTCGGTACCAGCCTAGGGACATCGGATTCCTGTACCGAAGGTACACTGTACATGATGCCTGCAACTTCGCATTCCATCAGCCGCACCACTTCTTCATCGGGCTTACGCACAATCTCTATCAGCTCGGAGATTTCACGTTTTTCCGACTTGTACAGCCAGACTCCGAACAGCCTGTCAACCTTCAATAACGGGTTCTGCATTTCGAACAGGTAGGCATATACCGAAAGCTGCCACGACAGGTATTCCCTGTCGATGTCATAGGTCGTCTTGATGTCAGCAAGCGCTATGCTTCCTTCGCGTTCCCAGACACAGTCGATGTTCGAAGCGAAGTGCTCGTTGTCAGAAACGGTGTACTCGTTTGCAAGAGGCGAATAACCGGCATCCGTCCTTATGGCAAGGTACCTTTCCGCCTCGCAGCATTCCGGACCGAATCCGGTCGTATCGACGAACTCGCACGCACGGTGTACCCTTGACCCCCTGTCTGCTGCACGCTCCATTATATACTTCGGCACCTCACTGTACTTACCTGGGAACAGGTGCCTCTTGATCATTCCCGTTATTCCCTTGAGCTGCTTGTCTCCAAGGAAATAGGTGTGGTCCTCTTCGTTGAAGACCACATCAGACTTTACAAGTTCCATCATTTCGTTCTAGGATATTTTCTTGTTATCTCCATACATGCCTCTCTGAACTCCCTGTTGTTCTGGAACTTCAGATGTTTCTGCCAGACAGCATTCGCCTCGTCCCAACTCTTCACTGACTTTATCTCATTGATGGCAGCGTCCAGTTCCGAACCTTTGTACACGTTTGCCGTAGCTGTCCGGCTATTCTGTGCAGGCTGGGCAGGTCCGGAAGGCTTCTTCTTCGCAGGATACTCATATCTGACCTCACCCTTGTCATCGGTGACTGTAAGCTTCGAAATCTCCTTGCGATCGTTGTATTCTATCTCCTGTACGCTGAACTTGGTGTAGGTTGACCAGCTGCTCCCACGTGACACGGCCTCACCTTCCTTGAAGTTTATCCAGATGAACGGTGCAGTGTACAGTTCCCGGCCGATGCCCCAGTTGAATCCCGCACGCTTGAAGGCATCGGAAGCCTGTCCCTTCTCCTTCTCCGTGTTCGACTCCACACCGACATCCTGCTTGCTCACCCATTCCTTCTTGGTGTCGTCCCATACCGATATGGTACAGAACAGGTTCCCGTTGACCACCTCATGGTCACGTTTCCACCCCATAGGGCCGAACACCTCATCCAGAAGCTTCATGTCCACACGCGCATCCTTGTACAGAAGCAACGAACACCCGTTCTGCTTCGCCATACCTATACGGCATTCGATTTCGTCCTTGTCGAGCGTTCTGATGCTCAACACCTTTTCGTTCAAGGTCCTGTCCTGTTTCTGAGAAGGAACAGAAACAGGATCTTTCTGCTTCTTTTCCATAAAAGATTTATCTGTTTGACTATTAGTTAATTACCACTATAAAGTTAATCCTTTGCATCAGGTTTTGCAAACCGATTCTTCGCCTTTTTAACGCCTTTTTAACGACAAGCCCCCGGGCATATTCCCAGGGGCGCAGCAACAAAAACAAACAAAAAACTGAAGACACTATGGACAGATACGCTACATGGGATACCGGCCGGATTCTCTCCATCCGCTCCAACACGACATCGTGTACCCCACCGTAAACATCACATGCAGTATTCCGTATCTCCATTTCAACTATGGGTTGTGGACAGGCCGGGAATCGGACCCGGAACCTGCAGCTTAGGAGGCTACCGCTCTATCCGTTGAGCTACCTGTCCCTGACTACCTTCACAGGCTGCCAGTTATCAAACCTAATACTATGGAAAACAAATCCAACTTCATGGATCGTGGCACAGTCAGGAATCGAACCTGCATTCCACCGTCCTATGACGGAGCGGCCTTACCATTGGACCCACTGTACCGTCTGCCCCCAGTTCCGACACAGTACCGTTAAAATACACCAGGTCAGGACTAGAGTCCACATTCTGCCTTGTCAAATAACGTCAAAGGCTTTTCTTTCTTCTTTTTAGGTCTCTTGATATAGTACGGCATATTTTATTAATTTAAAGAGGGACATATCCTGATAATAAATCGTAAACTGTCTAATTTTAAACCTAATAATCGTAAATAATTGGATATGCCCCTTCTGATTATTACTTTTGCCTTGTCTAATTTTAAATTTTTAATCGTATGTATGATAAGAATTTCTACAAAGAAAAGGCAGAAACTGTCAAGAATGAAGTATTGGCAATTCAGAAGAAAGGAGAAGTGTTTGATATTGATTCCCCATTCAATTCATATCCGGGTATTTATGAAGCCATCCGTGAATTTATTCACATCGTTTATTCCTTTGACAAGGATTTACCACTAAATAAAGAACTAGATGAACTTGCAAACCTCAGATTCATGCCTGTTGTTATAGGCGGTAATTCAAAATCCGCAAACAAAGACTTTGATATTGTCATTTCAAAAATTGATTTTTTTCTTCATTACCTTGACACATACGTTGACTAAAGCGTGTCTTTCGCTTTTTCATCTAAAGCTCTGTTGAAATTAAGCTCAAAGCAATCAATCAGAGATTGTTTGATGATTTCGGGGAGCGTTCTCAATGCTTCCCGATTTGATACTTTCATTCCGGAGACTGATAATGAAAATTCCGCTTCGTAAATATTCCCGTTCTCAGGTAGTTTAATTTTTATATCCATTTCCATTAATGTATTGTTTTAAGTGTTTTTAATCAGTGGTATCGGCAGGATTCGAACATGCATGAGAAACTCCCTTCCTTTTAGGTGTAGAATAACACTGTGCTCTGTCTCTCTACCCATCCGACTTATAGCGTCTACCAATTCCGCCACGATACCATTTAGCCCCAGTTCCGACACGGTGCCGCTGGCATACCCCCGGTTAGGCTTAGGGCCCACACTCTGCTAGAAGATAGTATTCACATTCATTCGAAGTTGAAATCATCGTACTCAAATTCATCCGGTTCCTCATCCGGATAATCATATCCCCAGTCCATAGGGCTATCTGCTTATACCGGTAGGCCACCAGTCCGGAACATAATAATTCTCCATATCACTCCTTTCTTTTATCTGTTTGACTTTGATTTATAGCCGTCTCTCCGGCTGCCACCGCGTGAGGTGCGGTTTACCGTACTGGAATACCTTCACAGGCATTCAGTACCCACATTCATTAACACTACTAATCGTGGGGGATACGGGAATTGAACCCGTGATTTCCGGAGCTTCCGGCGTGTTTCCACTCCACCAATCCCCCGTACAGCCACATTCCGTGACCGGCAGAATCACTTCTTCCTCTTCCTGCGTCTGAGGTGGTTCCCACATTTCCGCAGCACATCGGCAGCGTTGCACATCCATTTCGCATTCTTTTGAGGATTCTTGACCATACGAATCTCACCTCTGTTCACCATGTGCTCAAGCCTCTTCTCACCGCACCTGATGATAACCATCGCCTGGCTCTTGCTGAAAGATACACTCTCCATCGCTTCAAGGATATTGTCGAGAAGTATCTCAGCTGAACCGTCATGAAGTAATGTAGTCATAAGCCTTCCGTTTACAGTGAACAACATATCAGCTTAACCTTATCACCGTTACGGTACCATTGTCCGCATCGGTTTTCATTGTCCACCTCATCCCCTCCTTGCGCTCCTTGTACATACGGGATGAAATCGTATTCGCCAGTGTGACCTTCTGTTCAATCGGGAAGGTCACCTCCTCATTGATTTCCATCGCCCTCAGCGTAGAGATTACCGGGAGCTTCTCAATTACCTGTTCCATATCCCTCCTTTTCTGACCGTTCACGTTCACGCAGTTCCTTGCGGTACATGCTGCGTCTTTCCTCACTCATTCTGTCCAATCTGATGCAGATCGGCACGATTGTAGCCACCCAGACCACAGCGGACACGCAGAATATCCAGCTGCATACGTTCCGGAACGCTACCAGCAGCACCAGTGTGGCGCAGCTGTTGATGAATATAAGATTCTTCATTCCCTTTATTTTTAGTTCGGGACGGGAGGCGGATTCGAACCGCCGGCTTTCACGACATTCATTCACCCTCGTATAATTATACCTTAATCTGTGACGCTCTACCTCTGAGCTATCCCGTCCAAAATTCTATCACTTAAAACCTACCTGTGTAGGCCGAACCAAATGTTCTGAACTCATCCACGGCGTCCATTATCCATGGCAACTATACGGTTTCCCGTACCCGTGCATGCCTAAATACGTCAAGGAACTCTTCTCTGTGTGCCAGGATAGGGAACCAACCCACACCTGGCTTGCTGTCACTGGCGGGAAATTCCCGACATCACATAGCCGACAAGCTCCTGTTCGGTGGTGAAGCATTTCTCTTCCGGGAAGCTCATGAATGCATCGCCTTCCTTCCGGTAATAGACGGAAACCGTCTGGTCAGCTTTTACAGTTACCATGATGTCACACACTTCGATTTCCATTGCTTTCCCTTCGTTCGACAGGGCAATCAGCCTGTCACCTACGTTGTACTTGGTTTCTACTTTCATAATGACCTGTTTTTATATGTTTGACTTTGTAAGGTTATCCGAACTTGTATCTCAGGTAGTCGGATTCGCTTGAGAACCCGCAATCAACCGTTTCATAATCATCTTCAATGAACCCGGAAAGTTTCTTCCTTGCAATCTCAAGCTCAGACTTCAGGAATGCAAGGAAATCCGGTTTTGTGTCATCCGTGTTGTATTTCATCTGCATCTCCTCTTCCGTCATCGCTTCGATTTCCTCAATATCAGACTGTAAATCACGCACTTCTTCCTCAAGGTATTTTTCCAGGTTTTTCATTGTAGATTATCTTTCTTATAGTATTTTTGTATGTATGATTGATTGTAATGCAAATATATCGCAATATTGCGATATATAAAACATTTACATACAAAAAATATCGCAGTATAGCTATTTTTAACATTTATATAGAATATATGGATAAACAAGAAATTAATAATGGATTTATTGAACGCTTAGAACAATTAATGGAATACAAATCTTTAAATCAAAGCTCTTTATCTAAAGAAATTGGATTCAGTTATTCAACGGTCAATAAATATTGTAATAAAAAAAGTAACACTATTGATTTTGAATTAATCTACAGACTCGTATCGCATTTTAGCGACATTGATACAAACTGGTTGATACAGGGTAAGGGAGAAATGATTATAGGGTCTGAACAATCGAATACTTCATCTGGAACAACACCAATTTATGACCGTGAAACAGCACTTATAGACACTATAGCGATGCAGCAAGAAACTATACATAGTCTAAAAGAAAAGATTAAGACATTAGAAGCAGAATTAATTATAGCAAAAAGTCAAAACAAAAAAATCAGTTAAACATCGTTTTCATTCTCATTGAATAAAATAAGAAAGATAAGATTTGCATCCAGAAAAAACAGTTATGGAAGAAAGTATATGTTCAAGAATAAGAAGTCTTATTAATTATTACAATATATCTGATAGGCAATTCGCAATCCATATCGGAGTAAACCAATCTGTGGTAGCATCTATGTTTTCTAGAGGAACGGAACCTTCTGCAAAGATTCTAACATCCATACTTGACAAATGTCCTGAAATCTCCGCCGAATGGCTTATGCGTGGCAAAGGGGAAATGATTATAGGGTCTGAACAACCGAATACTTCAGTAGAAACAACACCAATATCTGACCGTGAATCAGCTCTTATAGACACCATAGCCATGCAGCAAGAAACCATACACAGCCTAAAAGATAAGGTCAAGACATTGGAAGCCGAACTGATTATAGCAAACAGCAGGAACAGAATAGTATGACATTCAAAACAATCTGAAACATCAAAAAGAACCTATGGATACGACAAGCCATCAGCAGCCTCCTTCATCGTACGACATGACAGAAAGAATAAAGAAGATTATCTCAGACACCGGACTATCTGAAAGGGCGTTTGCTGCTTCATGTGGAATCACACAGCAGACATTGAACAAGCAACTGAAAGGAGGAAGAGAATTGAGCCTATCGGTTGTATCAGCAATATTGAATACCTATACTAATATCTCGGCAGAATGGCTACTACGAGGAGAGGGGAACCAGAACAGAAATCAAACGCAGGAATCAGACAAAGAAAGGCTTCTGATAGATACAATCACGACACAGCAAGAAATCATAAACAGATTGAAGGAGCAAATAAAGAATCTGGGAGTATCACCACAGGTACAAAACAGTAAATTCCAGTGAAATCCGTATGAAACTTTAAATTTTTTCACTACATTTGTATGTATGATTGATTTTCAAGGCCAGACTGATTTCAGCTAAGGTTTATATTCAAAAGTAAGGATATGATAGAAAGAATCAGACATCTGATAGCCGAAAGCGGATTATCGGAAAGGGCATTTGCTATCCGATGCGGATTGGCTCAGAACACACTGAACCGACAGCTAAACGGTGAACGAGAGATAAGCCTCGCAGTAGTATTGGCTATACTCAATACATATCAGGAAGTATCTGCTGAATGGCTGCTGCGTGGAGAAGGTAGTCCGACAAAAAAAGCGAAACCGGTATCTGACAGAGAAACACTGCTCATCGATACAATAGCAATGCAGCAGGAAACAATCAACAATCTCAAAGCAAAAGTAAAATTATAGTAAGACCAAATAAATGAACTTCGTATTCTGGAACATACATAAAAATAGAGACATCTTCCCTATACTCAAAGAACTGGCAACCACTGAAGATGTAGATATTCTTATGCTTGCTGAATGTCCCGATTGCCAGGAAAAGGAGTTGTTGGACATCTTGAACCAATCACCATCAATATATAAATACCAATATTCCAGGCCAAACTCACCGACAGACAAAGTGAAAATCTTTACAAGATTTGACACATCATATTTAAAGAACTGTAACGATAAACAGAGACTGAGTGCCAAACAATTGTTCAGTACGATTCTAAATGACAATATTACGCTGATAACATGTCATTTCCCAAGTAAAATCAATATGACTGACGACGAATTGTCAGATTATTCCATAGAAGTCTCCCAATTTATCAAGGAAGTTGAAGAACAAGTAGGACATAAACGAACGATTATCTGTGGTGATTTCAACATGAACCCATTCGATAATGGAATGATTCAGACGAAAGGGCTACATACGGTGATGGATAAGTCCATCATACATAACAATGGTGTTGCCACTGTAAGAGACAATACTTATGAATTCCTCTATAACCCGATGTGGGGATTCCTTGGTGATACTGGAAAAGGTAAAGTTTCAGGAACCATGTACTATAATTCATCAAAGTCCATTAACCTTTACTGGCATATATATGACCAGGTATTGATAAGACCAGAACTAATCGGTTACTTCGATGATTCATTCCTGGAAGTTATTACCAATATCAACAGAAGAGAACTTTTAACCCAAAATCATATCATTGACAAACAATATTCTGACCATCTACCAATAAAGTTTAATTTAAAAATATAAATATCATGGAAGAGAATTTATGGAAAATATCCCCAAACACTTCTAAAGCTCCCAATATCATTCTGGAAGCCCATGCCAAATTCCTGACTGAATCTACAAATGGACTTGTAATTGGATATATAAAAACAGAACAACCTGGTTTTGTAAGTAGTTCAGTAGTTAGTAAAGTATCTCCTATTACAAATAATCCCAATGTATTAGAAAGCACATTTCAAGTCAAAGTCCCCAACCTGAACTATAAACTAGAAATCATGAAAATAACATTTTCTGTATTCGAATACTATCCGTTAATATTGAATGATTTCATCAACAATCAAAATCATGATATAAAAAATGAAGAAGATTTTAGAAATATACTAACAAGCATTATTCCAAGTGAAAACATGACCAAAGTAATAAACAATCTTCTTTCTCAGGCCAGAATCAAAACTGACGAGTCCGCTGCAGTTGCGGCCTATGCGGAAGTATAAAACCAACATGTAAGACACTTAAAAAATTAAGAATTAATCGACAGAAACATGAAAAGACTTTTATTCACATTATTCGTGGCTGTATTATCAGTCAGCCTTTATGCCGAAAACTACGTTTACTGTGAGCTTGTAGGCACAAGCAAATTCATGAGCAACAAAGTAAAGGTACAAGTAGACTACGGACAGGAAACATCCTTCTGGAAGGGTATCTCATACATGAAGGACAAGGACGGAAAGAACATCGAGTTCAACTCCATGGTGGACGCGATGAACTACTTCGGCAAACAAGGATGGGAGTTCGTCCAGGCTTATGTCGTCACCAACAACAACCAGAATGTATACCATTGGCTGTTGAAGAAGGTCGTGACTGATGAAGAAATGGATAAGGTTGTGGAATAGTCTACACTCATACTATGACAAAAAATCCGTATCTGTGACATATTCATCAAAGCTGCCCAAGATACAAATAAAAATCCACTAAAAGAGGAATTTATAAATCATACAGTTAAAAAGTTGTATAATTATGCTTGAAACAGAAAAGAAAGAGAAACGCGAAAAAGAAATAAGTCCTCTACTAACTATTTTACAAATAGAACTTAAAAATAAAAAAGAAGAGGAGCCAATGACTTTTAAAGATGCTGTATGTTTAAAATATAATATTAAAAGTACAACAGACTCCAAGAAGGTATTTGAAAGATATGTAAAAGAATTCTATAAAGCATTAGACAAAGATGAATTTGTCGTTCCAAATACAGAAAAAAGAAAAGGTATAACCGTACACAAGACAAACGGTCCTTTAATAAGGAACAATGAAGCAAAATCATTAACTCAAGAAGAAGCAAAATATAGAATTATTGGACATAAAGATGAATCAGTTCTTGAAGGTATTATTTGTGGAGGATTTTACGGAAGGCCAAGGAACGCAAGACAATTAAAAAACAAAAATCTGAAAAAAGAGGTTACAAAAGAAGATGTCATTACTGATAATTACTACATGTATTTGTATATGCCAATGGACTATCATATTGGTTACCTCTTATTGCAATATTATCCTGAGATAACCATCAAAAGCGAACTTATCAAGTTTCTTGAGAGAACATTGAAACCCAAAAGAGCAAGTTATTCAATAGAAACCACATATTATTGTGATGATGAAATGAAAGAAAACTTCTCAAACGAAAGTATTCTTGATCATCTGATTTTTAAAGATACATTCATAAACGGAGATACCATTAATGAAGAAGATGGTATCGAAAACAAAGAAATTGGTGGGGTAAGGTTGAAACTTGAAGTTTCTTCATTAGAAGATGAACCTATACAATATCCTCAGATAAAAGATTTCTTAAAAAGAATATCAAATATCTTTCTAAATCAAAAGCAGACAAGAGATTTTAAAGAAAAAAGAATAACTTTGAAAAACAGGAATACAGGTAAAACAACCACGTATGATATTGATGGAGATTTGAAACTCAGACCTGCGATACTTCTTTGCGAATGTATAACTGTTGATGATACTGGCATTCCAGATTTCATCGAGCTTAAGAAATTCTGTACAAATAAAATGGAAGAAATAAAAGAAAAAACTCTCCCAGGATATGAGAAAAAAGTACAAGATATATGAGTATGAAATTATTCAGTTGGTTTAAAAATCAACTTCCTATAAGATACACTATAGGAATAATACGCGATGCTAAAGAATGGCAGAGAAAGGGATTAGCCGACTGTCTAACCCCTCAAAAGAAAAGTAAGAACTATTTTAAGTCTATTAAAATAGCTTCTATTATCATGTCTGTTATTCTGACCATACTCATCAGCAATGGATTCAATAAAGATTTCGCTGGTTACATCATTGCGTCCTTATCAATATTCATAGGATTAAACATCAACTTGATAATAATAGTATTCGACAAATTCATTACAATAGATTTCAATACGGAAGGGAAAAAGCTCAATGAAAAAATAAAACTTTTAAAATACAGAGAATTCTTCAAACAATTCACTTCATTGACCACATATTCAATTCTTATTTCAATATTATTAATAGTATTATTATCGCTATGTTTCTCAAGTGAATATACAAAATCTATTAATTTGATAGAAAAGACTAAATATGTGTTAGGCACTAATATATTAGATTCTAATTTCTCATTCAAAATCTTATTGAAAGCAATTGCTACAAGTAGTATTCTAATATTAAGAGGAATTACATACTACTATTTGTTCTATTATATAATCATTCTACTATATTCGATAGGTAGCGCTTATTCCTTTATTGCTCAAGAATATAAAAACAAGAAAATCAAAGTATATGATAACCAATCCTTTTAAAAAAATATATAATTAATTTCATATTTAACATCTTTAATTAACTTTAAACAATAATGTTATGAAAACATTGAATCTCAATAAAATCAAAAATGGACTACCTGGTATAACACCTAGAACTGCTAACCATTTATATGAAGCATGTATGGTTTGCTTACATAGATCTAAACATAAACCAGGAGTCATTATATCATTAAATGGAGAAAAAACTAAACAATATAAACTAAATTGGAAAGACGATTTTAATGAAGTAACTGAAAGAACATACCAAGATCAGGAATATACAACAGAACATGGAGCGATATGCATATCAGCCATGCTAGCTATAAATGAAACTGATTATACTATCATAGAACGTTCAAAAAAAATGACAGGATTTGATTATTGGCTTGGACTTAAGAATGACCTTCTATTCAGAAAAGCAGCACGACTTGAAATCTCAGGTATTTTTAAAGGAAATATTGATGAAATTGAGTATAGATATAAGAAAAAGGTTAAACAAACAGAACAATCAGATTCGTTAAAACTTCCTGCATATATCTCCATTGTAGAATTTAGTAATCCTTTAGCAAAATTTCAAAAGAAATAATATGAATACAATATCACAACAAACAATCAATAAACTTAGAGCCTTACATAATGAAGCTATGGAATTAGCAGACATTGCTGAAGAAAAAAAAATAAATAATAAGCAAGAAGAAGCTCTAGAGTATTATACAAAAGCTTTTGAAAAGGAATATGACGCTGCATTATATTCACATTTCATCAATGCAGAAGGACCCACTGAATTGATTTTAATTAACAGTGCTGCAAATTTAGCCTACAATTGTAAAAAATATAAAAATGCTGAAGATTTAATAAACATTGCATTAAATAAGTGTGAATATGATGAGATTAAGGAAGAATTATTGGAATTACGAAATGTGATTGAAAATGAAAAAGCGACCCAAAGAAATAAACTTGAAAATAAAATATCCTCTTTTTGGAATATTGAAGTATTAGAAAATACAAAAGAAGAAATACAATTAGTAAATAAATCAGACATTTTATCACAACTATATTTTCCTATAAAAAAAGAAACTATAGGCGAATTTATTGAAGTTATAAAAAAATCAAACTATGAGTTTGAATATGTAATAAAAATTTTGAACAATGAAAATGAGTCAATAGATAATCCCTTACTTAAAAGAGAAAAAATCAGTAACATACTTGCAAGAAAAGTCCTTAGAAATTCTTTGATTACAGATTATTGTAGAAATACTTTATTGAATTATTGTTCCATGACACCTGAAACAATACCGCACAATTTTTCTTCACTGTCACGAACAGAAAAGGTATCTGCGTATCATAAGCCATATAGTGTATTTATATCTGTTCATGCTTCACAATCATCACAAAATAAAGAAATAACCAATAACATCGTAACATGTGTAGCAAAATACATAAAAAATATCTACAATAACATAAACATCTACAATGAATCAAATTTGTATATCAATTTGTTAGATTCAAAAAATGAAGAAATAATTAATAACGACTACGACACTACTCCACAAATTATAGAAACAAACAATAATATTAAACATGAAATCATAAAAAGAGTATGTCATAAAAAGAGATTGATTACTAAAAATAAATTAATGATTGAAAAGTTAAGTTCGAATGCTAATATTGAAAAGAAAGAAAAAATTATTGTAGAATTCTTTATTCAATACTAAAAATTCCACTTTTATTCCAGTCAACAGAAAACGAACATCTGTATACGGCTATCTTTCAGCAGGTTATACATAAAACAACGAACTATGTCTAGTTTAGTTTTTGTGTTGTGATACTCCAACCATTAGAGAATGGCTGGAGTATCTTTTTTATGTATCTACCGAT